GAAAGAGGCAATTACGACAAAACATCTGTATCTGGTATATGCAACTTGGTTGCACTTTTGTCTAACCGGAAAGAAAGGCTGATAAAGGCGATATCCGTAGTGAGTTCCTGATAATAGCAGGCTGATGCAGAAAGTATTGGGTTTAGTGTTTTGTAATCATCATTAGCAATAATTCCAGCAGACACCATCAAATCCTGCAATGACTGAACTTTATTCGTTGTATCACTCACATAACGATCTTTAAAGTACAATCTGAAAGAAACTGATGCTTTTTGCAATGGAAACACTAATCCACGACTTTTTAGTTGCTCAACCCACCATGCAGCTTGTTTTTGGATAACTGGTTTCATGTGCACTACCCACTCCTGATATTCTTTGTTCGGGCGAACTTTTGACTGACAAAGTGAGATCGCTTTGTTTACGTCCCTCCAAGTGGGTGATTTTCCTGATTTTTGTTGTTTTGATGCCCAAGCCCTTGCAATTTTACGAACTGCGACTGACATCTGATTATTTTTCTTGCTTGGAGTTTTCCCAGTGAGAACGAACCGGATTGTTACACTTCCTGCCCCAAGTTTCTCTTCCTTAAATCTTGGTACTTTTTGACCAAAATATGTTACATAGCCACGTTTTTGCATAAAAAATGCTCCTTTTTGGAGCAAATTTAATACAAACACCTATGATAGGTAGTTATTTTTTCAAAAAATTATATATTTTATCAAACTCCCAACCTTTTTGTCGATAATACACAATTTTAGACGGCTTCACTTTTAATTCCGCCGCCCAATCGTTTTGTATCTTTTTTTCGCCATTGTACTCAAGGTAAACGCTATTTGTTTTAAACCTATTTTGAATATAATCAGTAGCCCACATACAATTTTCTTTACAATAATTTTGGTTTTCGTCAATTCTATGTAAAGAGTACTTGCCTTCCGGCTTTTTACCCATATCTTCAAAAAAATATGTAAAATCTTGCAGCCACCTTTCGCAAACTTCTATCCCACGCCCTCCATAGTTTTTAAATCGCTCAACATTCGGGTTATAACATCTCGATTTCATGTGCATCCAAGCCTTATATTCTGCCGTTTTATTACCAGTAAACGCTTGCCCATGGGTAGTATTCCTTTTCATTAAAACCTCTCTTTCAAGACAACCGCACGATTTTGTGTTTCCATGCTTAATCGACCTCGAATCAACAGTAGTTTCATTCCCGCACTCGCATTTGCATACCCATAAAACACCAAAACCCTTACCCCTTTGTTTAGATGCTTCTCTAATAACATTTAGCCTATTGAATTTTTGTCCGGTTAAATCTACTTTCTTACCCATGGCTTTTATTTTGAATACCGACTTAAGTGGTTTCTTTCAAACTCAAATAGCCACTCCCGAAATAAAGGAACTTTGCTTTTCATTTTTTCAATCAACTCGTCATCTCTTTGAACTGGTATTTTTATTAGCCTCTCCGTTATTGGAATGTCTGGGAACGTTAGATTTCTAACCAACTCTTGCTCTGCTTTCTTGTACTCAAAACTTTCCTCACTAATTACATTCATAGACCTCAATAGCTTGTATTTTTCGCCTTCCAGCACTTCGGGAGGGCAATCCATCAATGTTCTTACTAAACTGCCGGATTTAGCACCTGTGAGCGAATAATAAACATTAAGCTGGCATATTCCCGCCCTGTCTGGTGTCCACATTAGCCATGGTGTAAAACTATCCAACTCCCAACTGTTTTTCAGATCATCCACAGTTTCAGCCATGGTTATGCTTTCGCCGGAGAAAACGTCAGGGTGTCCGGTAAACCACTCATTCTCCAATGGTTCTTCGTTCTTTTGATAATCTTTCCCTTCAAGTATTGAATACATGGTAATGCTATCTGCCTCTACCAACTTGCCTTTATCCATGGCTGCGGTAACAATTTCTTTCCTCCGGCCGTACTTTACCAAGTTATATATTTTCACCAACTCATTTTTGCAGGTTTCCCCCAACCGTCCTGCTTTCTTATCTTCGGCCGATTTTGGATCTGCAAGAAGGTTTCCCCAAGAACTTGCTCTGAATTTTACTTTATCCCAATTTATTTGACTCATAAATTATTATTTTTAGAATGGGAGTAACGTGGATGGCATTGCACCGCCAAAATCTCGTTCTGCTATTTGCTCTACATCTTCCAGATTACGTTGATATTGTTTTATCTGATATTGAAGTGAATTTTTTGTATTCTCAATGAACATTTTCTTTGCTCTTACCACCAAAGCATCCAACGACTCTTTCACATCAGCCCACCTACCTATAAGATATTTTTTACCTTGTGATTTAGCCCACCAATCCTCTTTAATTGCTTTGTCAATTTTATACCCAACGATTGCAGGATCTTTTTGTTCTTCGTTATACCATACTTCAATACAGTCAAAATATTTTTCTCTTTTACAAAGGGCAACAACGTCTAACAAATCAAGAGGTATTGGCGTTTTATCATATTTCGCTATCTCTACCTTTGTCGGGCAAAGAGTTTCAAATGTTTTTACAATAGCACTGTTCATCCAAAGGAACGGTATTGGTGACTTATCTGCTACTACTACATCTTTCTGGCCATGTAATTCTAATTCATCCACTCTTTCATTCCATTTTTTCAGGGCTTCCGCATCATGGATAAGATTGGTTGTTTCCTCCACATAGAAGGTTTCTACTACTGTTGCCATTGATTCGTTGTTGTTTGTCATATAATTTAGTTTTTATTTTTGCTGTTATCTTATTTGTTTTGTTGTTGGAGGAAAATATTGTAGTTCAATTAGTTATATCGTTTCTTGGTCATATTGCTGGACAATTTCAGCACCGGATATTATTCTGGTTTGTTTATCTGCGACTGCTTTTAAGTAATAAGATCCGTTGGTGTCATCATTCAGGTGCAGGGCAACCCACCATTTGTTGCCGTTCTTATCTTCGGTTAATCGTACCCACTTGTACATATAATAAATCTTTCTACCTCTGCCTTGCTCGTTCACTCCTTTGAAATGATACACTTTGAGTACAGCGAACTCCTTTATCTCTTTCCCGTATTTATCGTAGTAGCAGGCTTCCTTATTCATTGTGTTTTTGTTTTGATTATCAATTATTTATGCGGGAGATTTCTGTAATTGACATAACGCAAAATCCTTCTTCGATTCCAAAATAACCGCCTTGAAGTATGTAATCAATTCGGCAATGAATGGATCTTCTGGAGTAAACTTCTTTCTCATCTTTTTTTGATAGTTCGGGAAAATATTCCATCAGATTTAAGAAGTCGCCAACCTTGTAATCTCTATCATTTTTTCTCACTTCAAATTTCTTCGTCCTGTTCCACACACTCTCGAAATATTCAGTCCATGTTTTTAAATCGTGTGTCATTTGCTTTTATTAATTAGTTATGAGAAATAAAAATAAGAGGGTGGCAGGGTTTGACCCGCATTGACTGTTTTTATATCCAACCCGCTTTATACGGCTCTACGTTATGTATTGGTTTTATCAGCCTAACACCGTAATCGTTCAGTAGCTTACTATCTACCACACCCTCTTATTTGTTTGTTTTTTTATTTTAATAACCCAGAGAATATGATAGCCCCGATAATAAATCCAATAACAAACCCGAATATTATTACTAATTGCAAATCCTTTGAATGCTCCGATCTAATCTTTTTCATTTACAAGTTTTTTTAAATCTGCATTATGTTTAAAAGGGCTATCGAAAAGAAGTTTTATTCGATGAGGTTGGCATGGAAAGTAACTGTACCTTTTGGGACTTTAAACAAATCTTCCAGCGTCAGTTTATCATCATCCTCTTTATTCAATTCATCTAACCCTTCTTGTGCCGTTTTTGCATCACCCCAACAGTCCCCTTCATACCAATAAATATCTTCTTGAGACTCTTCCCAACTATCAATCTCTTTTCCAATCTCATCATCTCCTTCAAATAGGACTGCCGTTGATTCTAATTGTTTTTCTGTCAGAGTATTTAATACCGCTTTCAATTCTTTAAGTTTCATATTTTTATTTTTGTAGTGATTGTAATTTTTTATCGTACTCTGATTGTGCTTCTGGATAAACCTTCATTAATAATGAATATGTTTTCAAAACTTTCAAATCAGTGCAGGTGTTTATTTCATTTATGATGCTCGCCAATTCATCCTCTCTTGTTCTTGGAACTTCTGCAACTGGTTTACCATACACTATATCTGATTGTACTGGTGTAGGGTTTTGAAGATGGGGATTTAATTCCTCATGCGCCTTATCGGACATTTCTTTTAATTGTTGGAATACTTGTAGCGGATCGATCCCGTCCGGAACTTCATCTTCCAACCCAATCTTCTCTGTTAAATACGGCCCAATGCTGTATGTTCTTTGGTAACTGATTTTCATTTTATTCTTTTTACTTCTTTTCTTAATCCATCTATTTCGTACAAATCAAAATCTTCTTTTGTTTTATGGGTGTAGTAATATCTTTTTTCAGTCACCCACTCCATTACAATATCCTCAATAGTTCCTACATTCTTCCACATCGTAACTTCCCAAACCTCGACCGCATTTTCAACTTCCTTACTCATAATAAAAACACCTTTTTTTAAACTAATACTTGGTTATTGAATGTGGGTTTAGTCCAAAACGTTTACACCCGTTCCTATTAATTCATCATCACATACATACCACTTCATATAACCATTAAATGCGTAATAATCTGCATCGCAAACTCTTTCGATCTCAACCACATCTCCAATCTCAAATTCATGACCATTATTACGGAAACAAATTATAACAACATCTCCTTCTTTGAATTTTATACTTGCCATGATTATATTGTATTTATTTGATTAGTCCTCTTCGGAATCATTAATTTCTTGCTGCACCGTGTTTACTCTCATTGAAATCTCATCTCTTAAATCAAGCAACACCTCTAAGTATTGCTGTTGAGACATTTCTTGTGGACTACAATTGTCGTCAATAGCGTCCATTACTAATTGTACGACCTGTTGCTGTGTCATGATTATTGTTTTTTAGGTTTTAATTTTTCCTCTGCTGCTGCATCATAGAAACTACCAATAGTATCAGACGTTCCTACTACTGCTTTTGCAACCTTGTTTTTTGTTTTGGTGGAAACCTTTATAGTTGCCTCCCGTTTTTCTTTTTTTTCTTTCATGGTGTAAAAGTAGAGAAGTTTATTAATATTCCAAATTTATTTTTACTTTTGTTTAAAATTTTTAAAAATGAAATTAATTTACTACACTTACGTTCTAATCCACCCTGTTACAAAAAAGCCTATTTATGCGGGTTCTACAATGAATCCAATGAGAAGAAAAGCAGAACACGTTAGCTGGTACAGGAAAATACTTGACATTACCCCGATATTTAAAATTAAAAAGACGGCAACTTCTTTGGAAAAAATATTGCGAATGGAGCAGGATTTAATAAAGAAAATTAAAACATCTCATGCCGGAGTAAGAAATAAAAGAATCGGGTACGCCGTTTTTGTAAAGGGAAAGCGGGTAAACACATATCAGCCAAAAGTAAATTGGGTGTACTTGACCAACAACCAAAGAAGTTCTCTTTTCGCAAATCCACAATGGGGTGAGCCAACTAAAATTTCAAAAAGTTGTAATTATTCCGCAGCCACCATTCAAAACTGTTTTGCAAAACGCCCAATCAAAATACACCCAGAGTTATTGCAAGCAATTTCGCTGCACAGAAACATAACAATAACGCCATCTAAAAAACTAAACCCGCATTTATTACAGCAATAAAAAACCCGACTATTTCTAATCGGGCTGTGCTTGGAAGGCTATAAAAAACTATTTTCTCGCCGCTCTCAAATCTTTTGCGTGGTTCTTCATCCATTTTTCGTGAACCTCATGTTGCTCCAGCATAATTGCCGACTCTGCTTTTAATTCTTGTGGTTTGATGGGAGAAATGTGAATGCGGTTAAAGTCATTACCGTCACTCCATTGAATTTTACACCATGAACTACCTTGAAATTGTTCTAAGAAATTGCTTAGTAATTTGTCCCGAACATCATCCGAATCTCGGTACTGAATAATTTGAATTACTGGTGCGTTGTTGTTGTTGAAGTCTACTTCAATTGAAATCCGTCCTTTCATGTTTATATGTTTTAATATCGGCCTTAATTGGTCACGACAATCCGAAGATAAGCCAAAATAAAGGATGTAGCAAAAACAAGACACCCTTGACGGACAAGAAACCATTTCACCCATCCGGCGAAAATGGTCAGCCAAAAATTTAACGTGGTGCAAAACCACAACGTTAAAAAACCAAGCCACCAGAAAAAGTAAAAAAATTTTTCAAAAAAAATTAAGAGAAACTCCTGCGCTCACAGACTTTCAGCACTCCCCCCGTTCTTACAGGCTGCCGTGTCCTTCGGGCTTTTGCTTCTACTGAACCGAGTGGCTTCGCTTTTCAGATCGCATTCATTAGCCTTTAAATTAGTTTTGATTGCTGTTTTCGGGGTTGGTTAGGATTGAACTGTTTTAGCTTCTCTATTGCGCTTAGAATGGCTCTGGTTGCATTGTGGGCTTGTTTTGCTTACTGATTGAAGGGGAAAAGGGCTGTTTAATGGTTTAGCTAGTGAAGGTTGATGTTGATGTTGGGGTTGGGGAGGGAGGGGAGGGGATTATGTAATGGGGGAATTAGAATGATGTTTGATTCCAATTTGAAAATAAATTGAATTAATCTTGAAATAATATTTGATTTTACCAAATAGTATTCTATCTTTGGTTTTATGGAACAGAAAAAACAAGGCGGAAAACGTTTGGGAGCAGGTCGAAAACCAATAGGCGACAAGAAAACTCCTTACACGTTCTATGTAGAAAATAAAAAAGTATTCCCGTTTGGCGGCGAAGAAAAGTTTAAGCAGGCTGTTTATGAGTTTATTGATGGGAAGTCGAAGATTGTAGAAACCGTACACTTTCCAGACACTTCCAATGTCTTTCAGGATTTAACGAAGACGAACGTTGAAATTAAGCCCGTAGAGCAACCTAAAACAAATTTTGAGGTAAAGATACCGCCAAAGCCTATTTCGTCCGTAATGGGCAACTTTGATGAGTTTAAATCACAAATATTGGCGACTAAAACTATAAAAGAAATTGAGGCGGTGATGCGGGATGTTAAGTCAAGCCTTATGTTTCCAAAAGAAAAAATGGCTCTTGAGGCTATTGCAAAAGATCATAGTAAAGAATTTTTCACCGATTAAAAAAAAAGCATGAGTAACACAGCAATCGAAACGCTTATTTTGAAAAGAGAAGCCTTAATAAGTGAACTACAAACTTATCAGGACAGAATTAATGCAGAAATTGCAGATATAAACGTAGCGTTGGTGGCAATATCTGGTAAAACTATTCCTGAAATAGAAAAAGAGTACCGATACAACGATGATAGCCCGGAATATATAATTGGGACGGAAGATGGTATTTAAAAATTTGGCGGCAGTAAAAAACGGCAAAGAGTTTCTGGTGTATAGGTCAGCACGTCCCGTTAAAATAAACCGCCATTTTTAAACCCATTAGGCGGTATTTAATTAGTGAACTTAAAAATCAATTGAAATGATAACAGGAATTAAAAATCCCGATCCAGCACCGTTTGACGAAAATCCGAAAAATTGGGAGTTTATTGACTTTAAAGTATTGATGCCTGACGGAAGTTGGTTTACCGATAAGGTTGATGGTGATTCTTATAAACTTCGTAGTAATTTGGAGCAATGGCATGAAAAACATAGTTACATATATTTCACACGAAGCGGGAAAGTACAGTCTACAATAGCAACAATATCGGTGGAAGATAGAAGATGGAAGCATATACCAACGGGCAAAATAAAATATGCAAGAGATATTGAAGTTGAGTTTGCTGATGAATTAGGAAGCGAAGCAGGAAGTTGGAAAGGGGGTACTATCGGCTGTTCTTACGAAATGCTTCCCGATGAAACACCATTAGAAACTTTAAGACGGATGGAAAAGACAAGAAGTTTCAGTTGATTAAATGAATTAAAACAAACAGTTATGAGCGAAAAATTACCAGCAAATCTTAGAGGTAAATATGTTACCAGAGCAGCATTTGTAAAAATGCAGGCAGAAAAGAATCGGTTATTGAAAGATATTAAGTTGATGGCTTGTGGAAGTGCCGAAGGCGGTGCTACTTGGAGTAAATGGAAAAAACATTTCAAGGTTGAAAAAGAATGGCAAGAAGCATTGCGTGAGGCTATATTATCCAGCAAGCCAAACGAATAACCCACAATCCCTCTCAACAACAGACTGTCTAAAAATCAATAAGTTATGAGTTTACCTGATACCGCAGAATATTGGTGGGACGTTAAAGGATACAACAGGTCTTTTAAGCATACGTTTACTCACATCAAAGGTATAGAATGTGGTCGCTACCATGTAGCGGAAACAGATGTAATATCTCATATTGATTGTAAGAATTGTAAAAAGATTTTAGCAGAAATGCCCGAGATAAAGAAAGATATTGAAGATAAATATGAGAAAAGAGCCTTCCCCAATGGCAAGTGTCAATGCGGAGGTGCATTTGTAGAAAGAACGAACAAGTCAAACGGCAATAAATTTTTCGGTTGCAGTAAATATCCTAAATGCAAGAAAACAAAAAACTAACTATCCCCTCCTTTTATTTTTAATAATTAAAAAACAGTTTATGATATTGAAAGACATAATATTTAGAGGGGTTTACAAAAGAACCAATACTCCTGTTTATGGATGCCTGCTTTATGGAGTAGGAATAGACCAAGAGCAAATATGCCAAATTGAAGTAGTTAATGCCGCCGAACATAGAGTGTATGATGTGTTCCCCGATTCCGTAGCCCAATACACCGGAAGAAAAGACGCTAACGATAGGAATATTTATGAAGATGATTTATTAATGGATATTTCAGGGAAAATACATTCAGTATCATGGGATGACGATTGCCTGCAATGGAAATTATCAAACGGTGACGGGTTGAATGATGGAGATAACTACGGTGCTTATTTTGTGGTTGTAGGAAATTTGTTCCAGAATTTTGACTTGATTATGAAAACACAACCCACAAATTCTAAATAAAAAAATCATGAAACTAATTATTTGTATTTACACGCTGCTTATTGTAATGGTTCTTAGTTTAAACTGTGTAAAAACGAAATCATGTAACGATTGTTCTTTGGACGCTGATAATGCAAGGTGGATGGAAAAGTCACGGTGGGCAAAATTTATGAACGACAGTATTGGTACGGATGAATTTAAGTACAAGATAAATCACATGATAGGTAACACCAGTGACAAAGAATACATAAAGCAACTTGAAGATTTATTAGGAAAAACATTTAATCCGTTCTACACAACCAAGTAACCCTTATCAAACAATAAAATAGAAAATACTTATGAGTAAAGAAATTAAAAAATCAGATAAGTCGTTGGAGGGTGAAAAACCAGTCGTTAGGAAATTAATTGCGCTGAAAAAAGGCGGTCTTATGGATTTAGAGGAGTGGTGTAAAATACCACACGAAGGAACGAGTAAAACCGAAGATGCAGACTTTGAAGTAATAGAACCTAAACAAATTGAAAACAAACAACCATGAGCAAAGAATTAACCCCTAAAGACATTTACGTTCCGGTATCTGCCATCAAAGAACTACCTGATCAATCAGGTGAAACGAACTCTGTTATTATGATAAATAAAGACCCGATGGACTATTTTGCAACATTGGCTTTTAAGAATTTCAATAAAGAAAACCCAGCACTATACTTTCACAGGGGTCAGTTTTCTTTTTTAACGATTGATGGGAAAGGTGATGGAAGAACAACTCACCCTATAAAAAATGTTTCTTGGCTCAAGCCTCTTACCAATCAATATGTGTTTAGTGCTGATGAATTGCGGGAGTTTGTTGGGAAGGTTTGGGAAGAAGCAAGGTCAAGCACTTATTGCAACACTTATGGCAATTTCGATGGATCTACCAATATTAACAGGGGATATGTAGATGAAGATAAATCAGAGTACCTTAAATCAATTCTACCATAATGAGTAATAGATTAGATAAAGAACGTGAGCAAGCCTTGCAGCCGGGAAGGATGGAGTTTGCAAAAAAGCAAATTGAGGACTTAGGTTACGATGTTGATCAAATAAGCCATGCAGAATTACAATTTCTATTCAAGGGGAAGGTCGTGAGATTTTGGCCGTATAGTGGTTATCATTCAGGAAAAACAATTACTGATGGAAGGGGTTTGCATAAACTATTAAAACAAATAATGCCATGAGCAATCAAATTGAAAAGTATATTAAAAAACTAGAGCGATTAAAAGAGTATATGGCTATTGTTATTGATGAAAAAATGGTAGTGTGGTATGATATGGATTTATACTTTAAGACAGGGGTTATACCATTCAGAAGAACAATTTATAAGTTCAACTCGTTCGATGATTATGTCAACCAAGTTCCTACCACAAAATAAATAACGATGACAAAGAAAAGCGTAATAGCCTTTTTAGAAAAGGACATAGCCAAAATAAAAGTAGAGCGAAGGAAAATAAAACCTCACCCAAACAATGAGAGTTTAAGAGATTACTTAGTAACCAGACAGAATACATTAATGGAAATACACACTATGCTTACCTCTGGTAAAAAGCCTTTGTATAATCCAAATTTGAACAAGCCGGACGAATACGGGAACGTTTAAACCCTCACATCTCCAATATGCCCAAGCACACCGAACGCTCTCAAAAGAAATAAGATCACTGCAATGATTACGACCACGTTGATCAGCTTTTTAATAGTTCCCTCCAAAGGCACGTAGGTGTTCACCGCCCACAATAACAACCCAATAATAATTAAGGTGATAACAATGCTTATTAAACTCATGGTGTTTGTTTTTTGCAGGTAATCAATCAACTATCATTCCAAATAAGAAAGCCCCGATATTATTCGAGGCTTTAGTTTTTGCTTGGAAGGCTTATTCAAACTTGTTGTAATAGTTGAAAACTTTTCGTAATTGTTTCTCTGACTTGATTGTGTACTCCCAACCTTCTTTTGGTATCTCTACACTTATAACATCAATGTAAAATGTCTTTGGTGTAAAGGGGAATGATTTTATTCGCTGCCTGCTATAAATGGGGGACAATACTGACCCGTTGCGAAGTAGTGCGCTTCCATTGTGACAAAATCCATTCTGATCTTTCCAAACGATTGCATCAATATAGTATGCTGAATCATTAGACAAACTATCTTTAAATAGTCCACCGCATCTTCGGTTCTGATACCATTTCTTTTGATTTTCATTATACTCTGAAACATCAGCCCACTCTTCTTCCAATCCGGTAATTGGGCAAATAGCCTCTTGTAATAATAATTTCTTAATAGCATGAGAAAGTGCTGTTGCAGTGTAGGGGGCAGAACCACCAGACTGACCGGACTTTCCAAACTTCTCACACAACGCTAAAATTTCTTTTTTGAAAGGCTCAATAATCGGAGGATTTTCGGGATCTGTTGAAGATTTTAAGAGAACAGACAACTCTCTTTCCGCAAAGCGGTAAGTATTACTTTTCATAATTTCAATGCGGTTCGCCTTTACACCACAAGGTTTTTAATTTATAAAAGCCCTCACAATAGAGAACTACTTGAGGGAATTGCTTTATCCTGTTATGAAAACAACTGAAAAAAAACTGTGCTACTAAATTAGATCAAAAATTTCCAAAAACGCAATACAAGAGAAATAATTTTATCTCGGTAGTCGGTTGTGTCAGGTCTGGTGGTATCGTTGAATGGGCTACGCATTATTCCATCCAAGCGGTTGTAGAATCAATATTGTCGCCTTTTGAGAATTTGTAGTACGGAGCGGGATTGGCTGCTTCCCATTCGTCCTTCGGGATTTCTCTACCATCTACAACAAAGTATCCTTTACCATCTGTTTTTATTCTGAATAGAACTTGTTTGTGATCTTCACAATGATTGAGATAAGCAGTTATGGTTTGCATTTGTTCCATGTTTTAAAGTTAGTAATTATTTTCCGCAAAAAAGACCGCAGGTCGTTTGGTTTAATTTATTGGAAAATGTTTCTTCGGTTTCAAATAAGGATTGTTGTCTTGCATCGGTAATAACTTTCAATATTTCTCTTATCCGCTTCTTTTTTATTAGCGGGATTTTAGGAATTAAGTCTTGCAGAGGCTTGCCTTTACCTCTCCAAAAATATTCGCTACCTCCCTGATATTCGTACCATGATGCTTTTTCAAATAAATCAGGGTGATGTTCGTATAATCCAGCCCACTCATAATCTCGTTGGTAAAAACAATGATAACAATTGGCTCTTGACCTCCAGCAAAAAAGCATATCAAACTGCCACTCTGTTAATTTACTTACCCACCAATCACCTTTCATAAGACTGCAAACTTCATCGTACAAACTCTTCCAAAAAAAGGTTGGTGGTTTTAATCCATGCGAATTTATAATTGAGTACACGCCTTCTATTCCTATGCCTTGTTCTACCAGCGTATATTTTGGAACTATGTTCGGGAACTTATTGTTGACATAGCCTATTCTCTTTTCATCTGCACGTATACCGTAATAAATTAAGCAATCGTCCTTACCGATATATTTTTCCATCGGCTCAATCTTGCTTTGTCTGGTACAGTATCGGGCTTGTCCTGATGGTAAGAAGAAATTATAATCCTCAATAATCTCTTGCAAATTTCTTCCAACTATGGTTATCTTTTTCCCGAAATGGGCTTCTACTAATTTAAGCCATTCAAAAACTTCTGGTAGTTCACTTCCGGTTGGATTAAACATTAACTCATATTCCAGATCAGGTTCTAATTGATGTTGAATAAGTGCAGTGCATAAACTATCCTTCCCGGATACTGGTATAATGTGTCTCATATTTTTTATTTACCAGTATATCCACCTCCTTCAAATCCGAATATTTTTTTCCCAAGAAATTTCTCCCAAACTACAATACAAATACTACTAAAGGAAGCAGTCAAGTAAGTTACTATTAGGATGGAGGCAAGTGTAGTGGTCATTGCTTTGGAATTTTGCGGATAAAATTATAGATAGCAAGACGGCTTCTTGACTTTACTTGGGAGATAGCCCAACGAACAACTTTTGGTTTGATGCCGAATTTCTTAGCGATATACTCAACTTCATGCTTTTGTTTTCCAGCCACCAGTAGCGGATCCATTTTAGGATGCTTTACTTTTTTTGTTTTTGTTGCCATAATATTTGAATTTAATTGATTACAAAAGAACCTGCCAGACTATGGAATCTATAATTAACCCATAATTAAAAACTATTCATCCGGCAGGGTGCAACGGCATATTTGATTCCTTCGCTGCGACACGGAAATTATTTATCATACTTGTATATTTGAAGGTTGCCGTAAACTCCCAAATGTCTTTCAAACCTCTGTTTACTTTCTTCCTGCAATCTTTCCAATGGTTTCTTTTTTGCAATAACTCTTTTCTCAATTTTTTCTTCAATAACCTCTGGTGCTATTTGAACATTATACAAGTAAAACACTTCCTTATAAAGTTGCTTCCATCTTTCTACAATGGTATTTCTCATTTCTCTGCTTGAATAAACAAAGCTGTGGATTACATTTTCGCCATTGACAAACCTAACCGTTCCATGATAATTCATTCCTTAATTTTAAAGTGTAATTCTTCCAACGAACTTAAATACCAAACTCTCCAACTATCTCCTAATATAGATTGCAATTGTTCTTTCTTTTTATCCTTCAATAATGGATTACACCATACCCAAAGACCTACGCAGGATTCACCATCTTTTTTTAAGTTGACTGTCTTTCCGGCTTTTATTCCATAAAGTTTTAAAGACTCTATTGTGTCATCGTAGATTTTCATTAGAATATTTGTGGGTTATGTACACAGGTTTTCACAACAAGAGTATCTGTTGTATGCCTTCTGCTGGACAAGTACACAAAGCTATCTCTTATCTTTTCTAGTCTCCTTACAACCTTCTTTTCAGGAACTAATTCGCTTACATATAAACATTCGCTAACCGCTTTTACATGGATAAACCTTTCTTGGTTATTATCTTTAAGGCTTTTCTTTTTCATTTTAATTGTTTTACTTTATAAAGATTGGTTGAATTAAGCATAGTGTGGCAGGCTCTCCAGCCGGACGCAAAAACACCGACTTTTCTTTACTTCTAAAACTAAACTCCACTTCTTCAGAAGTAAATAGGTTTAATAATTTAATAGCCTGCGCAGCGTTAAGTCCAATTCTGTCAAAATCTACAGAGTGGGTAGCGTTTATTTTCGTATTTCCCTCTCTGCCATAGTCAACATCTTCGGAAAAAATGTTTATACAATTATCACTAAGAAATTCGATGGATACCAAATTTGTAGCCCTATTAGCGGCTGTACTTACAAGAGACAACTCGGTTATCAAATCTTTCCTGTCTGTTTTTAAGTTATAAACTATGTCAGGTATTAAAACCACTTCATAGCTAACAAAGACAGCGTCCACTAATCTACTTATAACTACAACTCCATCCTCCTCTGCTTTAACAAACTTATCGCTAATATGTAGTTTTGCGTCCGAAAACTGCTTTACCATTTGAGTGAATACATTGGGAATAATCAGTCGTTTTTCTAACCCTGTTTTAATTTTAAAATCATCTTTATATAAAATATGAGCATCAGTAGCAACGATTGATAAAGAGTCTTTTTGTAAGTGGATACAAGCCCCATTCATGTTTGGGCGTAAATCATCTCCCTTACATTGATCAGCATTATACAGGGATGAAAAAAATGTATCGCCAACGCTTATCGTTGAAATAAATGTTTCGTCTGGTATTCTTGGAAATTCACTATCCTCTCCTGCTTTAGTAAATTTAAACTTGCCCTTATCAGAATGTATCAGCACTTCGTTATCTTTTAACTCTATTGTTACAGACTGATTTATTTTAGCAAGTATATCTGAAAAAGCGTTAAACTCTACTATCAACACAAATGGCACTTTACATTCGCATGGGGATTCAAGAATTACAGTTGTATTCAAATCTGTTGCCATGAGTGTTGCTTTGTCTTTTTCAAAAGATATTTTTACGCAATCCAAGATAGGCAACACTGTGTTTTTTTTAATTACGGGGGCTAGTTTTTTAAGTTCTTTAGCGAGAACGCCGGAGTTTACTACTGCTTTCATTTTTAAGTTGTTTAAAATAACGGTTCTTGAATAAGTTGTTTACCAGTTTGTGTTGCTACTTTTTTAAGAGACTCAATGGTTTTGTTTGCTTTTATAATAACTTCTCTTTTACTTGGAGGTGTTGCGAATGGAACGAAGTACTCAACATATAGCCGCTTCCCTTGCTCATTTAATTTCCATCGCTTACTACATTTATTTTCATTTGCAAGATCCCTTAACCTTCTATCTGCTACACCATACTTTTGTACTACTGTCTTTGCTGTTAAAACTTCCCCATGTTGCATTTGGTGAAGTAGGAATAAAGCATCACTTTCAAATTTAGATCGGTTGTTGTCGAGATGTTCTTGGCTTTCATCTCCACGCTCTTTGATGTGAACGTTTTCTTTTGTCATAAAATAAAATTTTAAAAAATTAACGTGTATAAGTTATAAAGCAATCATAGAAGTCTTTTTTATTTTTCTTTCTTGTTTCTTCATATTTAATTCTTTTTTCAGCACTACAATCCATACATATTCCTACTCTTCCTGATGAATAACGATCTGACTTATAAAAGTTATCCATTGGTTGTGGCACTCCTTTGTGCTTACAGTCTTTATTGTTGCATACTTTTTTCATAACAGCGTCCCAATTACGTAGGTGATTTTAATTAATTTCAATCGTGTTTCAGTATCTCCCGCAGGATAAATTTCTTTCGCATACTCCCAATAATCTTGCTTTTCTTTTTCACTCATATCTTCTATTGGTGATAGTTTTTTATACTCAATCAAAAGTATATCCGAAGGAACTTTACAATTACAAAGGGTAACCAATGCTTGCTGTCCATCCCTCTGAAACATTGAAATATAATATTTGATTAACTCTTTAAACATTTCCTCTCATATCTTCACCACGTACCTCAATAACATTAAACATATCTCTCATCCGGCTACGAACTCTAAAACCATATTTGTTTTCAATTTCATCAAAAGAATTATTCGTAGAAATCATCATCTTACTAAACCCTGTTCCCGCATTTCTCAAGTAAATCATTTCAATAAAATTCTTAAAGAAATTAATTTTAGTTCCGTAGTGGTTGACAGTAGCTTCCTCCGTACCTACATCATCCAAATAAAGTATTTTATTTTCACCCATATTTACTTGAAACTCTCCGTCCTGTTTTATTGCATCAGCAACTTCAAGCATACTTAAAATTTTTATAGGGTTCAATTCATTTTTCTCAATACAGCGTACAAGGTGTGTTTTACCTAATCCTGAAATACCACGTATGAGAAGCCCTTTATTAAAATCGTAACCTAACTCCGTTTGAAATCTTTCATCTCTTGAAACAAAAAAACAAAGCGTGGAAATTAACTTGCGGTTGCTATTGTTTAGAATGAATGGTTTTTTAAGTTCGTTTTCACTTGTCCATTTCATCAAACCGTAGATATTTTTAGCAGTCCATAATTCTACCAATTCTTGCTTCTTTTTTTCAGCCTCTTGTTTTTCTTTATCTCGCTGACCTTGCTGCCAAATTTGATAGTTTTTATTAGAGTTACTTCTTTGAAGAATTTCATTCCGGTTAATCAACGCTTCCCAATCTATTTCAGAAAGTTTTTGCGCTATCTGTTCTTCGGTATATGCAAGACCTTTAAGTTTCCACATTTTATTTCGCTTAATACCAGACAAGGCATTTTCTATTGCCGTATCTTCTTCCTCTTTGGTTAAAATGTAAGGTTCTGGTTCAGACTCAAAGTTTGTCGTGAACAGCATCTCTACCAACGACCCGATCTTTTTTGGATTTTCCATTGATTTGCTCATATTTTAAAGATTGAAAAAAATGACTAACTATGTGCTTATTGCTTTTGTAAGGATTTTCGCCTGTGAAATTTTTTGTTTTAAACGCTCCGAATAAAGCCAAAACCAATTCTTTGTCGGCAGGAACGTGCTTTGTTGTAGAAATATATTCAATAGCCCTCCCAACGTCCATTTCACTTAATTCTAAAACAAAATCATAATTAGGTTTAAAAATCTCGTTTTTGCTTAAATAAGTATCATTTACATTAACAGTAACACTACCATTTACATTAACAGCTTCGTTTGCTTTATTTTGCTTCGGTTTGCTTTCTTTTTGAAGCATTTGGTTCGTTTGCTTCTTTCTTCTTGATTCACCACTCTTTATGCCGCCTAAATGACCTGCGTTAACACGTACCTCTCTTGTGCTTTCCCAATCCTTTAAATCTCTTTTGAGTTGTTGTTTGATAGGTTCAAATGCTATTTTAATAATAGCATCATCTGTTTCAGGGTTCTCATCATTGACATAACGAAGCAAATGCTTTAGTAGCTTCCCTGCCGAAGCATCATCAAGCAACTCAACCATGTGCTTCATATCACAATAGAGTACAAAAGATTTTTTGCCCGTAGCCATGTAGTATGTTCGTTTTAAAAAGATTGGACGTATAAAAAATTAAACGGACTACCACAGGTGCGAAGGGCTATGTCAAACCCCTGAGGATTACTCCCCGCCTGTGATAGTCCGTCTAAATATTTTTGCTAACTGTAACATATAGAAATTCTCGCATTTCAAAAGTATAAAAAATATTCAAACGAGCAAATATTTCCTCAACTATTTAATAAAATTCTTTTTAAACTTAAACTTTTGTAGAGCTTAATCTACATTTTTCTCCTCACCAAACAACTCCACCAAAGCCAATCCCAATAATAAACCAGCAATAATAACAAAAAACATTACTGGTATTGGTGGAAGAGGATGGTACATTTTTATTTGAATATTTTTTCCCAAAATTTCTTCTTTGGTGCTGGTTCTTCGATAGTAGTTTCAACCCTTCTCATCTCATGTTCACATATATCAGACGTTCTTGCAAAGGCGTTTTCCCAATAACCAAATTCGGGTTCATCTTCTGCAAGCACATACCAAATATATCCTTCATCAAAAAACACATCAACAACCGTATAACATTCTCCATTTTCTATTATTCCGCTATTATCTTGTTGCGCCATATCATCAGGCCATGCTTCGCTATTAACACAAAGTACTCTCATAATTCATTTTTCATTTAAGTAGTTCTGGATGCTCGTTAATTGAAAATTTATAGTTGCTATATTTCTTGCTGATTGCTTTTAAAATTTCTTCATCCGGTTCGTCATAACCAAATACTTCACATTTTGGTTTCCCTGATGGCAGTCTAAATTTTGCATTCTTCCACATAGGTCTGTATGGTTGTGAAAGTTTATCTCTTGTGCCATCATTATTGTAATCGTACTTGACTTTGTTGCCAACGCACTTCTTTATCGTTATTACAATATTTCCGTCCATAACAATTTATTTTTTACGATTAAAAACATCTTTCCCAAACAACCTAATAATCACTGAATATCCCAATATAATCTTCCCATAAAAACCATTTCTCCTTGAATATAAACAATCGTTCTTGGGTCTTATGCTTATGTAGAATATTTTTCGTTTCATGGTGTATTATCTAAAGCTATTAATAATTGATTTGAAACCTGTCTTAGTTCATCAATAGGGAGTAAGGGGATTAGTATTTTAATTTTCTTAGCAGCGATTGGCCAAGTACGCATTGTAATAAATTTATCTACTCGGTCTGTTTTTGCGTGACAGCCACAACCTGCACCATAGATCATATAATTTTCAGGATGCGTTGCCACTGATTTAAAAATCTTCTTTGCGAGCAAATGTGCTGTTGCATGGCGGGAATAATCCTTGCTAATTAATATACCGCACTCTACACAAGCGCAATATTTACTACCGCCCCAATGCTTATCCCGAATATCATTAAACCAAACATCCAATTCTAATTTACTTGCAGGCTTACCTACTATCTTAGCTTCTTTTATTTCTGCGGCTTTTTTAGGTGAGATTTTAGCAATAGGTTTTTTCTCCTTCTTCGTTGGTAAAGGCGGCAATAATCCATTCTTTCTTTTGGCTCTATCTTCTAAGTAACTCATTTGCTATTTCGTATTGAATGGTCCTGTGATTTTTCGTTTATTTTTTTAATCCAAATATGGCAAGACGGAGTGCCGGAAAAATAAAAACTAATTTCAGGCTTTTCTGACTTACTGCTTTTAGCCGTTCTTGCAAGCATCGCAACTTCGTCAACCGTCTCTGGAGTTAATTGGAACGAGCATCCAAATTTATTCTCAAAAAATTCTATTTTCATATCAATACAAGTTATTAATAGCGTTAATGATTTCTTCTTGTGTTGGTGATTTTGGCGCAGGCTTAGTGTCTAATGTAATGGGCTTTGATGGTTTTCTTAAAACTTTTAAACTGTTCCAAAACTCAAAATCTGTATCCTCATCGAACAACCCAGTATAATAAACTAGTGGAGTTCCGTCCTCTATCGTTATTTTATTTATAAACCCCTTATCGTTTCCTTTTTCATGCTCAACCCAATCTCCAATACTAAATAACTGATTGTCGCTCTTTCTAAGTACGGAGTGTATTTTATTGGTTTGGTCTTTCATCATCACCTCAAGAGTCCAAACACCTTCGTCACCTTGAGCGTCATAAGAATAGTTTCCGTTATGCCTTCTTTTACAAACATTACCAAGACTGCTTTTTATTTCTGCTATCTCCCATCCGCTCTCCTCTGTTACTGGCTTCTCTGCTGGGGATTTCTTTGAGAGATGGTCGTAAACCCATTGTGGATATTGGTAACCCGCACCTTTCGCTTGTTTTTTAACCTGATCAAACAAATCCACAATCTTTATATCGTTGAATTTATGCCACCCTTTATGATGCGCTAAATCTGCAAGAAGTAAAACCAATTCATCTGTCCATACAAACTCCTTTTCGGGTGTATTAGGGAACAATGGTTCTTTTCTTCCATCAGGATAAACAACTCCAATACTATTAAATTCAACAAAGTCTTTTGGCAACGGTATTCCGCTTGTTGGTAATGGAGAAGGGTTGAGAACGGATTCAATGGCTGATTTTATTGCAGGGAATTTCTCTTCCGGTATTACTGCACATTCTACAGTTATCAAACGGTAATGACCCTGATACGAGGTGGGTTCAAAAACCCGTACTTCTATTTTCTCCCCACCTAAAGGCTCTGATACAGATAGGGGTTCAAACCACTCTACATTATCCATAGAACTTTCCTGAAAATAAATTTTGCTTTCTTTGTCTGTAACTACGTAGTACTCTTTAGCCATTTCATCCCAATAAACAGGAGAGCCTAATTTTACGTCTGGCAAATCTTGAAGAAGTTTATATTTCTTTTCCATTTGAAGGTGAATTAAATTGTTTTTAAGGATGTTGTTTTGATAGTTCAAGTTTTGACAGGTCATGTACTCCACAATACACACACCTGAAAGTGTTCGGGAATTTAATTACTCTTTTAGAAGATTTTTCTCGAAGAAGTCCGGCTAATATATACGGGTCGCCAATTTCAAAACTCGCAGAGCGTCCATTCGCACAACTATATTTTTTTGAAGTTTTATTCATTCCAATTTCTCCAGCCTTTATATTTGGGTGGTTGCTTCTATTCCAATCCTGATCAAGACTTCTTCCATCACCTTTATACTGATAATGCCAAGGATTGCCATTTGGGTGGGCTGAAACGTATCCTCCCCAATTACCATCTTTAACCCAACTCCACTCCAAATCCTTTTTATATGGTAAATCAATATAGTAACAAAAGGGAGCGTCTAAGTTATCGTCAGTTATAAACGCAAGGTCGTATTCTCCATCATCTTCAATCCAATCACCATTATTAAACCGTAATAATTTTCTACCAGTAACTAACGGGCGAAATTCATAAACAGGAAAAGTATATTTAGCCATTGTTTCTTCGTTTGAAATGTGAAAGTGATAAATCTTTTTCAAACTACCAAATAAATTTTGATAAAGTTTTATTTTGCGATTTGGATATTTATATTTTACTTCGCATTCAATGGAAGATAATCGTGATAGCATACAGGCAAAATTATTAGAACTGGAACGTGACTTGGCGTGGTTAAGTAGAAAGACAGACATTCCATACGGGACGTTATACTACTGTATAGTCAGGCGGCAATTTAAGATTTCCATTGACAACCTCTCAAAAATCAACCAAACATTAAACACTAAATTAAAATTCCAAAAATAACTCTCAATGAAAAAAACACCACTCTTACTTACATTCTTAACCACCATTATCTTCTTCTCCTGTTCTTCTAAAACTAAAGACTTACCATTGGCAGGGCAAACAAATGTCGTTGCTGATGTTACCTATCAGGGTAAGCAGTTCAAATCAGTAACCATAATCCGGCAAATAAATGTTTCTACCGTATTGGATAGCGTTACAAAGAAAGTAGTTTTAAAATCCGATACTATTTATGGGCAATTAGAATACCCAATCAAAAAAGACAGCGCAGGAAAATTTATGTACAATGCGGCTGGTTATCCAATTACAGATACGCTTCACCCGAACCAATTACTATTCTCAAAAGACTCCGTAAAAGTAATTCCTGAAATAAAAAAATAAAAAAAATTATGGCAAAGAACACGGCTTTAAGCCCACAAGAGATAATGGCTCAAATAAAAAATCTAAACTTTTCAGACAGAGTTGATGTATTTGAAACATTGAAAACGCTATTGGAAAACGACAAAAAAGAAATGGCTGAAAACCTCAACAAACTTCAAAATGCAGGAGTCCAATAGAAAGCCTGACAAGTTTAACGACATATCCTACAACCCTTCAATACCAAGAGTAACCAGTATTAGTGGCTATGGTTTGCAGAAAAATGGATGGGCTAAAACCACTGCATTTGAATGGCAAAAAAGTGACAACGTAATTGTGTATGATGGCGCAAAGTGGGAGTTTAATGGAAAACAAGTTCATCACATGGAAGATTTAGAATAAAAAAACTCCGACTAAAGAGCCGGAGTAATTCATAAGAAATTGAAATTCGATTATGTGTTTTGCAGGGTATTTACCTCTGTTACTGTTTTTACAGTATAGTACTGCGGCTGGTTTACTACAGTCCCGGAGGGGAGTAGTTGAATGATAGAGTTCATTGTTACCCCGTTAAAAGTTCCGTTAAAAGAACTATCGGTAATAACTGGACGAACAATTACTCCCGTTGAAGGAAAGGACATAAGCCTTCCTTGCGCTGTTCCGGCAGCATTTGCATTAACCCCGTAAATTGAAACTAAAAATGCGTTTTGATTTGCCATTTTGTTTGATTTTGATTGTTTTGAATTAAACGTTTAAAACATAAAATTACTGCTTTTTTTAATAAAATACGTTAATCTTTATGGAGTTTAAAAACCTAACAGGGCAAAAATTCAGCAATCTAACGGTATTAGAAAGAGTAGAAAACAATAGCTTCGGGGCGGCTCAATTTAGGTGTTTATGTGATTGTGGGATTGAGGTTATAGCTAAAGGCAGTGATATGTCTTCTTTAAGAAAGAAAAGTTGCGGGTGTATTAGTTGGGCTTCTAAAAAAAGCACTTATCTAAATCATCCGGTGTATAGGGCATGGCAAGCTATGAAGTCAAGATGTAATACGCCAACTGACAAGCGGTATAAAATGTATGGAGCAAGAGGAGTAACATATTGTTTAGAATGGCAAAAGTTTGATAATTTCTTTAACTGGAGTATGAGTAATGGGTGGAAATCTGGATTGCATCTTGACAAAGATATAATAGCAAAAAAACTAAATCTTCCCGCCAATTTATATAGTCCAGATAGGTGTATGTGGGTTACAAGGCTTGAAAATAATAGAAATACAAGTCGGATAAAGTTAACAATGGAGAAGGTGAATGAAATAAGAAAATCAAAATTAAGTCCAGAAGAGCTTATGAAAATATATGGTGTAAATCGAAGCACTATAAGTGTTGTAAGGAATTATAAAAGTTGGAACAAATGAGTGATTTTATTAGTTATAAATCAAGTTCTCCAGCAGGCGATTTGATTAGTTTTCTCGCAGGAATAAAGCAGATTTGGAAGCAAACAAGTAAAAAGGGCATCGTTTACCAGCGATTAAATATGGTGGGAGTTTCTTATGCAGGAAGTGTACACCCATTTGAAACTGACGATAAAGAACCTGTTTGTATGGGAAAGTATATGTTTGATATGCTTAAACCATTGATAAAATCACAGCCATATATAGAAGATTTTGTAGAATATGCTGGAGAGAAGGTTGATTTTGATTTCGACCTGATAAGGCAAGCAATCTTCACAAATCAGCCGAATGGCAGTTTAAACAGGTGGTTTAATTATGTGTTCCCGCAAATGACAAGCGATCTTTCAAAGACGTGGGTAGAGATACCGGAAACGATAAACAATCCATACGGTGACAAAGTAATAATCAACTTCACGCAGAGGCATCGGAATCACAACATCACCTACCATTTCTTAAAACAATATCAAGATAAAATAGTATTTGCAGGACTTCAAAAGGAAAGAGATTTATTTTGTAAGCAGTGGGATTTAGATATACCATTATTGCAAGTGGATAATTTCTATGAGTTGGCGAAAATAATAAGCGGGTGTAAGTTTTATTTAGGCTGTCAAAGTTTTTGTTTTCAATTAGCAGAAGCAACAAAAGTACCACGTATCTTAGAGTGCTTTCCAATGATGCCAAATGTCATTCCTATCGGAGAAAAAGCATACGATTTTTATCATCAGGGAGCAGTAGAGTTTTATGTACACAACTTAATTAATGCGAAATGAAACTAAGCGAACATCCTTTGATTATTGAATTGGATCAGTTTAAGAGTGAAATATCCAATAAATTAAGTTTGATAAGAGATAAGTATGGAGCGGAAATAGACCAGATAAAAATAATTAGTGGAAAGGAAGGAACAGATTTGAATTTTTGTATTGATGTTGAAATTTTAAGAAACAACGAAAACAAGCAGTAAAAATGAAGCCTGATAAATTAATACTTGATGAGCAGGACAAGCCCGAAGTGGTAGCACAAATACCTGTTAAAACGGAAAAACTAATACACTCAATAAGGCCACATAAGGGGCATACGTTGTTTGAGATAAATCCCGTAACAGGCAAATGCGTTCCTGCTGTATTTGAAAGCATTGATACAACTTTCCCGCTAAATAAAGCGGCAGCAAAAATTAAAATAGGCGTAAGAAAGAAAGTTATTGCAAAACCCGATTGCTTATACATATCAGCTTTGAATAAAAAAAATGCGCTAATCAAATTCTTTAATATGGTTGGTAAAAGGATGGATAAATGAAAAACCTAAAAGACGTTACGCTTGTAATTGCAGATACTTATAATTATGGAAGTGCGGTTGCTTCGTTGAAAAAGAGCATGGCGCAATGTAATTTTGGAAGGGTAATATTCTTTACAAATATCCCAATTAAATTAGCGGGTATTGATATTATTCAGATACCAGAATTAAAGGGTAAAGATGCTTACAGCTATTTCATTTTAAAAGAAGCATACAAATATATCACTACAAATTACGTGATAGTGTCACAGCACGACTCGTGGGTTTTGGATGGCGAACAATTTGACAATAGATTGTATAACGTGGACTATGCAGGAGCGTTGTGGTTAGAAAACGATGGGCTTGCAAATGGCAATGGTGGTTTCTCATGGAGAAGCAGGATGCTAATGGAAACAGTGGCTAATGATGAATTAATGATTGTTACCGCTCCAGAAGATGTGCAGTTATGCAGAACATATAGAAGATACTTTGAAAAGAAATATGGATTGGTTTGGGCTAGTGATGAAATATGTGAACAATTTTCTTTTGAGTTAAGAATCCCGAACAGGAAAACTTTCGGCTTTCATTCTTATTTCCACCCACCTTTTAAACCTACAATTGTAGTAAAGCGTATGGCCGCAATGGGGGACGTTATACAGGTTGAGCCGCTACTACAATACTTCCACGACAAAGGATATAGAGTTGTGCTGGACACGATGCCGCAATTTTTGTTACTGTTTATCAGTCATTATTTTCCAGTTTATTCATTAGCGGGACTAGATCAACGAATATTGGACGGAGCAAGAGTAATCAACTTGGATATGTCCTACGAAAGTCAACCTGAAAAATTACACTTACAAACTTACTTTGAATATGCTGGAGTACCGGAAGAAGAATATAAACCGTACTTAAAAAATCCAACATTGTCACTAGGATTTAATCTTGACGGGGCAACAAAAATATTTAAAAAGTATGTCGTATTTCATACCGATAACAGAGCGCAAGGAGGCAGACGTATTCATGGTGTAGATTGGCAAGCAGTAGTAAGGCACGTAACCGAAATGGGCTACACAGCAATACAAGTTGGCAGAGATGACACAGCAATAATTAAAAACGCTATTCAGGTAAATTGCACCAATGAGAACTTCTTATCGTATGTAGTTGGTGGAGCGGATATGATGGTTGGCATAGATTCAGGTATTAGCCACATTGCATCAGCGTTTAAAGTACCTTCTGTAATTTGCTTTGGAAGCGTTGATCCAAAAGTTATCCATGCTGACTTATCGGATAAAATAATTATTCACAATCACGATGAAGGGGTTTGCGACAAGCCTTTCTGTTGGGGCAGCACAGTCGGGACGGAAGGTGTAAAATGTTATATTGATGAACAACTTCCACCATGCTCAATTTTCAAAACATCTCAAATATTGGAAGCCATAACTAAACTACATGACAAAAACCATAGATAAGATTGGAAGCGGGGAAATCTATTTACAAATAATGAAAACTATTTGTGGGGACGTATCTGACAAGTCCGTAATCGATCTTATGTGTTATCACTCGCCCTATATTCCACAATTAGGGTTTTCTGAAAGAACATACGTTGACATTCAGGATAGAAAATTAGACCACAAAGAAGAACAACAGTTTTTTGTATTAAGCGATGTGTTTGATTTTTTGAATGGAAATAGAAAAGTTTTTGATTTCGCAATATGCACAGACGGGATTGAACACCTATCGTTTAAAAGAGGTATCGAATTGATAACGCTGATGACAGAGCAATCTCAATCACAAATATTATTTACTCCGTTGGGAGAAAATATGGTTAATAAAAAAGCGACTCACCCCGATATACATAAAAGCGGCTGGACTCCAGATATTATTGACAAACATTTTAAAGGGTATTTTTCATATATCGTTATGCCTAATTTTCATACAACATTTGGGGCATTCTTTTTTTGGCGGCACAACAATTTAGATAAAACAAATTTTGTAAACGACATACTAAAAAACCTACAATGACAACAGAAGAAAAAATAGAGGCAATTAAAGAGGCTATAAGAAAGGCGGAGCAATTTCAATCCAAATTAACAGACGAAGTTCGTGATGTGCCGTTTTTAGGTAGCCTTAAAATAAGAGCATTATTAAATAATTTGGGTGAATTAGGAGAACATCTTTTAGAAATTGGTAGCCATAAGGCAGGCAGTCTGTGTTCTACAATTTTTAATAATGATAATCTAAAAACAATCACAGCGATTGACAGTTGGGAGTCTGATGAGACAAGCGAAGATAAGGCATACCCGCAATTTATAGAAAATGTAATGACATTCAAGCCAGCGTCCAGCGAACTAAAAGTTATTATGGCGGATTGTTTTAAGGTTGACTTATTAAGCATTGAAAATAAAATTGACTTGTATGGATATGATGCGGGGCATTCTTTTAAAGATCAAGAGATGGCATTGACTTACTACAAGCCAATATTAGCGGATGAATTTATTTACTGTTGCGATGACTGGACTTACCAGCAAGTTAAGGCTGGAACTTTATCTGGAATTGTTCGGGGACAATTTGAAGTGATTTTTGAAGCGGAATTGTTAAACACTACGCAAGGGGAAGATCTACATCTTAATGACGAGTGGTGGCGTGGGTATTATGTTGCCTTACTAAGAAAAAAATAAATCTATGGCTTATACATTAGGCGGTTCAATTTTTATTCGCAATGCGGTATTATTCGATTACAGTTTCAAAGAATCATTACTATCTCTATGTGAGTTTTGTGATCAGGTGTCGGTTGTAATGGTTGAAGGGGAAGATAGAACGTATGATTTATTGCAAGAGGTAATGAAAGAGTATAGCAGCAAAATGATCGTTACTATTCTTCCATCAAATGAATGGGATATGCAGTGGGGTAAAGGACAAAGCAAATTGTGTCACTTCTCGGATATTGCGATTTCAAAATTAGAAACTGATTACAATTTTTATCAACAGGCTGACGAAATTTTGGCTGAACGTTGTTACAGCGCAGTTAGAAAGGCAATAGCCACTGGTGACGAAGCGTTTTTGATAAGCAGGATTAATCTTTGGAAAGATCCATATCACAGGCTTGATGTGCCGCAAGAAAGAAAGCCATGTAGCACCGAGATTATTCGCCTTGCAAAAACACAATACCGTTCTTATGGTGACGCAGAATCATTAGCAGTTCCTTATGTGAACGATAAGTTTTTAAAAGAAATTGTAATGTATCACAACGGATTTGTTCGCAAGAGAGAGGTGATGAAAGCAAAGGTTGAAAATATGCAGAAAAATGTTTTTGAAATGGAGAATGCTGATGCGAAACTTTATCTATCCGAAACATTTAATCCTTATCTATGGTTTAGTGACGATGATTTAAAATTAATTGATGAGCCACTTCCCAAACTCATGCAAAGTTGGGCGGCAGAAAGAGTATATGAAGATTAAAATATTTATCTAACTTTGAGAAAACGATCTTTTCTTTGAAGAACCAAAGTCCCAATATCGTCCGTCTTGAGCAGATGCAGGACGGACTTTTTAAATTTAAAATATGAAAGCCATTAAGGGAAACATTTTATTTAAGATTGATGTAACGCAGAAAGAAAAATTGTCCTTTGCTGGAGATAAAAAACTTCACATAGAGCGTAATTATAATTTCAACCTCAGAGAGGATCGGGCTTCAATGGGGTACTGTATTGATGGAGAAAACATTCCTGCCAGAGCAAAAATATTAGTACACCACCTTTCAACAGAACCAAATTACGAAGTCCCTTACGCTGAATTATTTCTTACTGATGAAGAAATAAAAGAAGGCTACAAGATATTTGCAATACCAAAGGATATGTGCTTCTGTTATCACGATGGCAGTGAGTGGATACCGTGTGAAAAGTTCTTGATAACAAAAAGAATTTTCAAAGAATATAAAGGTGTTTTAGACGGCATCCCAACCGAACAGGTACTTAAAAGACTATATGTAGTAAAAGGATTTGATGACTATGAAGGAGAGCCTGCTGACTTATCTGGTAAGGTAATGGCTGTAACATTGAATAGTGATTACCAAATTATTTTCCACGATGAAAACAACAAAGAGCAAAGTGTAATACGAACAAGATGGAGGGAAATAGAAGCAATAGATTACCAAATGACAAAAGATGTTGAGGATGGAAAATATTTAGTGGGGATTGAATTGAAAGACGCAAAACCACTTAACCAAAATGTACCAATCAGTTGAATATGCTGAATTTGATTTTGCAGTTCTAACTTATATTGGAGAATTTATCTTTGTCTTATGTATGGAAACAAATTACGATACCGTTAACGGTGAAGTTTTATTTATAAATTTAAATTGATATGGCAGTAGACGATAAGTTGAATAGTAAGATTTCGGAGTTGGAAGCGCAAATAAAAAAGTACGAGCAAAACGGCCCTGCCAAATTGTATTACAGTTTAAACCGGAAGATGAATGAGATGGGGGAGTTGCTGAATAAGACTAATTTGGGAAACTTAAATTTGGACGATAAAGAAAGCAAATCCTTTGACAGGCTTTTTAAATTGCTGGAGAAAAGTCAGGTAATTAGTAATGCTGCCCAAGCGGTAAAAGAGTTTGCAGGAATAACAGGAAATGAAGAGGCTGATGTAAATAAACGACCTTTCGTGGTAGCAGATGAACGAAAGTAAACCACATAATACTATAGAAATATACGGCACTACCATATATCTTCCAGAAGAACCACCGGAAGAAGAAGTATATGGATATGGCAAGCCACGCAAAGAACAGAAGTGGGTTAGAGAAGATGTCCCTTCTTTTATGCAGGATTTGCCAATAGAGAAATCCACAGGCCGAGTAAAATTATCTACCAGAGAGCAGATTGAGTTTGCGGAGGAAGAAGTAAGGAGGTGCAAGCAAGGTTATCATTTATACATAAACGGAGTTATTACCTATATAACGGGCAACCATTATTTTTATTTAAAGTATTGGTGGCTGGAGGACGCAATAGCACCCGATTACAGAGATGTAGATAGAAGGTATTTCCTGTTTCTGAAACATTGGAAAGCGGTTCAGTGGTCTTTAGGAATTGTGAGAGGTAAAAAGAGGCGTGAAGGGGCTTCCTCTCAAGCGACTTCCAACTTGGTATGGGAGTTGATTTTCTATAAAAATACAAGAGGCGGGTTAATATCAAAAAGCAACATTGATAGCCGAGATACTTTTACGGAAATGGTTTCCTTCGGATATAAGAATTTGCCATTATTCTTAAAACCCAAACAAATAAATAAAGAGGATAGTGTTTCCGAAATACTTGTAGCGCATCCTGCATTAAAGCCGGGAGAATCCGAGTCAAACTCAAAAGTAACATATCGTCCACCAGTACTAAATGCGTATGACCGATCTCGATTGTCATACGGGCTATTTGATGAGTTCGGAAAGCTGGAAGGCGAAGTTCCGGCAGATCAATTATTTGCAATCGTTAAAAAAACATTGGTTAAAGGGGTAAAGCGGGTTGGATTTTGTGAAATGCCGTCAACGGTAAATAGCTGGAAAAAGGGTGGTGCAGCATTTAAACAAATTTGGGAAGGCGCAAATCAATTCAGTAAAGTCGGGAATGTTACTGCAAACAGGCTTGTCAAATATCTTTCTCCGGCTTTTGATGGCTACGAAGGATTTATAGATGAGTTTGGTTCAAGTGTTATTGAAGCCCCAACAGACGAACAATTTGAATACCTAAAAGAGAAGTGGCTGGAATACGATCCGTACACAGGTGAAGTAACGAGTGAGTTGACAGAAGAAGATATAAAATTAGGGGCAAGAAACTATATCACGGTAAAACGTAGAGCCGGATTAACAGGAACGGATTTGGAAGAAGAAATTCGCCAAAATCCATGTAATGAAGAAGAAATGTTTATGGCAGCAAACGTAGATTGTGCGTTTGATGGGTACGCTATAAATAATCGGTTGAAATATTTAAAAGACAATCCAATTTTCAAAAGAAAGATAATTTTCTACGAAAATGAAAGGGGTGATGCTCAATGGAGAGATATAAAAAAAGGCGAAGAAAGTTTTTGTTGGGAAGGAACTTGGTTGCCACCAGCAGGTGAAGAAAATAAAGTTATTAAAAATAGCGGCTATCCAACTCCCGGCAGAGCGGAAGATGGTGTTATAGCAATAGATAGTTATTCAAATAGTCAGGGAGGCAGAAAATACGGGTCAAAGGCTTCTGCAATAATTGGACGAAAATTCGATATGCTTGATCCCAATAATTCAGGGAAGGCAATATGGCACTTATACGGACGACCTGCCGAAAAAGATGAATTGCATTTACAGGTATTGCTAGCTGGGCGGTTTTTTGGTTATAAAATTTACTATGAGCATACCGCAGATGACTACGATGGATATTTCAAAGACAAAGGCTATCGTGGTTACTTGGGTGTCTATCCAATGAATTTAATTGATCCGAAGAAAAAAGAAGGCGACGATGTTGAAAGGCATAGGGGAACTCCGATAACACCTTTCAGTTTGAGTAAGCAGATGGATTACGGAGTTTGGTATTTCAAGCACTACTGTCACTTAATTGACTTTGAAACAATACTTGAGAACGCATTGATTTTCGATCCATACAAAAGAACGGAGTTTGATACGCTGGTTTCGTTTTTAATAATGCTTGCTTGCTTAATGCAACCCGCTTATGTAGTCACTCCGCCAAAAGATCCATTGATAAAATCGTATGGTGCGACAGGACGGAAAGAAATAATGAACCCTGCGGATGCAAGATTTTAGAATTATTTTTTGTTTTGGTTCAAAATGTTTTATTTTTACTAAAATATCCAATATTTTTTAGATAATATGCAATTACCAGCCAATAGCAATGATTTATCACCAAATGGCGGCAGTAAAAATGCCTTAATGGATTTCCAACTCGATCCAAATACAAAAAATAAATCTTCGGAAAAATTTGGCGAAAAAATAGTCCTTCAATGTGAGGACATTATTCGTAGTGGATATTTTTCAGAACGCAATCAAAGATTTACAGCAAACAGAGCAATGGCAGCAGGTCGCATGGATATTACAAAATTCATGGACTTCTTCAATATCAATGGCAAAACGAACTACCTTAATATAAACTGGAAATCCATAATGATCGTTAATACGATTATTTCCCGTTTAGTTGGGAGATGGATGACAAGAAAAGAAAAGGCAAGCGTTACTGCAATTGATCCGGTATCGGTAAGACAAAAGAAAGACGAACAGGATCAGGCTGAATTTCTACTCTACAATCAAAATGCAATGAGAGGGTTGGAGGAGCAAAGCGGAGTTCCACTAATCCCACAAGATGCCTTTATACCAGAAGATCAGGATCACTTAGATTTTTGGGCGCAGGAAGAGCAACGTATTCCAGAAGAAATTTTAAATGAGAAAGGCGTTAATACTGTTTTCAATGAAAGCGGATGGGAAGATGTTCTCAAAAGAAAGTTGCTGCATGATAGCGCAACAGTTGGCTTAATTGGTACGGAAACTATTGCAGATGCTACAGGGAAAATAAGGGTGAACTACTGCAAACCTGAAAATATGTTCTACTCTTATTCAGAGTACGATGATTTCAGAGACAGCGATATTAAAGGAGAAATTGTTTCTTACAAACTAAGTGAAATAAGAAATGAGTTTCCTAAACTTACAGTAAACGAACTTTTTGAAATTGCCAAATCCGCAAAGCAATGGCAGTATAATAACAAGATAACTTTCGATAATAACTGGAACTATCAAACTTACCTTCCTTTTGACGACTGGAATGTTGACGTGGTAAGATTTACTTTGAAAACATTGGATGAAGATAAGTCGCTCATTAAAACAGCAAAGGACGGTAGTTTATATGTAGACAAGCCAAAGAAAAAAATAGATGAAGTCTACCCCGGCAATGAATACATTGAAAAAACAATCTGGAATATTTATCGTGGCATATATGTAAGAGATACAAAGAAAATTCTTCATTGGGGTTTGGAGAAAAACATGATCCGACCACAGGATTATGAGAAAATAGGCGAAGCAGAATCACCATACAGTTTCTTCATGTATCAGAATGTGAACATGAGAAATTTGGGAGTGCCGGAAAAAATAGAAGAGCCAGTAGAGCAAATGATTTTGGCGAGATTAAAGATTCAGCAATTAGTTGCAAAACTTCGCCCGTCCGGTTATCAGTACGATATTGACGGATTGCAGGCAATGGATTTAGGTAATGGTATTGCAAAGCCACTGGAACTTCAAAAAATTACAGATCAGACAGGTAACGTTTATTTTAGAAGCAGAGATGCGGAGGGTAACAGAATTGAAAACCCAATCAGGGAACTTCCAAATGCAGGAAGTGTTGCACAACTACAAGCGTTAATCGAAATATACAATTACCACTTACAGGTTTTAAGAGATGAAATAGGTATCAATGAATTTGCGGAAGGGCAAACAATTAAACCAAGAGTAGGTGTAGAAAACGTGCAGACTTCACTAGAAGTAAGTTTCAATGCCACAGATTACATGAGAGATGCTTGCGTATCAGTAATGCAGCAAACGGCAGGAAAAGTTGTTTGTTTACTTCACGATTCAGTTGAGTTTGGAAGTAAGGCGTACCGGAGCATAATGAATGAGGCGGATGTGAAAGGCAGAAGTTTTGACGTTAAAATCGAAATGCTTCCAACGACAGAAGAAACTACCAAGTTGATGCAGGATGTTGATCAGTATGTAATTAATCATCCCGATTTTATTCTTTATATAAGTCCGTTTAAGATAAGAGAGATTGCAAAAAATAACATTAAGCTCGCAAATTTATATTTTGAAAAAGCTCAAAAACGAGCAATAGAAGGAGCAATGAAGCAGGCGCAACAGCAATCAGATATGAATGCTCAAGCGCAACAAGCAAGCAACGAACAGGCTGCACAGAAACAAATACAATTGCAGAAAGACAAATTGTATTTCGATAAGACAATGGAAGAATTGAGAGGACGTAATACCAAAGAAAATACGTTGCTTGAGAAAGGATTGGATATTTGGAAGGTATTGTTAACTCCGCAAAAAGGAGAAAATGGGACAGTGCTTCCAGTTACCACAGCGCAACTTCCACCAGAATTAAACGAGATGCTTAACCTTACATTTAAGAGTGTAGCACTATCACTAACACAAGAAACTAAAAATACAGAACAGCAAATAATTGAAGAAGAACAAGAGCGGCAAGCAATTGCACAGCAACAACAAGATCCTTCTCAACAAGAAGCAGCATAATTTTTAAACTAAAAAGTAATTTATGTCAGAAGTGATAACAGAAGAAGTAAAAACAGATATTCCTAGTCCGTGGGCGACAGAAAAAACAGAGCCTACTATCATCACTCCTGTTGTTGAGGAAGTGAAAGACCCTGTAATTAAAGAAAAAGACGAACACATAAAAGAAGATCAGCCGGAAATTGTAAAGCCTGATGAGCCAGAAAAAACTCCCGGCGCAACACCAAAGCCAATTCAGGACAGACCTGATGAAGTAAAAACCGATGTGAAGCCAGTTGAAAAATTGGAAAGTGTAGAGCCGTTAAAATTTGCGAATGAAGAAAGTGAGAAAGTATTCAATCTTATTAAAGAGGGAAAAACAGACGATGTTCTTTCAATATTAAATGAGCAAAAGAAATTAAAAGAAGCAGATAAACTTCCAGCAGCAGATATTATAAAACTGGAATTACAATATAAAAACAAAGATTTTTCACCAGCAGAGATAAACGATCTGTTTTTGGAAAAATACGAAATGCCTGAAAAGCCGGAACAGCAATCAATTGAAACTGATGAAGAATTTCAGGCAAGATTAGACAAGTATGAAAATACTGTCAAAAAAATTGAAGCGAGAATAGTAAGAGATGCAAAGCCGTCACTTACCGAACTTCAAAAATTACACAAGGAAATAGTATTACCAGATATTCAAAAAGAAGTTTCAAAAGTCGCAGAGCCAACCCAAGAGGAATTGGACGCTCAAACATTGGCAAAAGAAACATTCTTAAAATCAGTTGACGATGTAGTTTCAAAATTCAATGGTTACAACACTACTTTTAAAGACGAGGAAGTTGAATTAAAAGTATCTTATGTGCCAACAGCAGACGAAAAGAAAGAACTACAAACTATTGTCGCCCTTGCAGGAACAAATGCAGGTGAATTTTTACAAAAGTTAGGATGGCTTGACGGTACAGGAAATATCGTTACCTCTAAACTTGTCGAAGATTTACCGTTACTTCTATCTCGTGAAAAAGTGCTATCAAAATTAGTATCTGAAACGGGAGAAAAAAGACACGCAGCCTCTATAAAAGCTATTAAAAATATAGATTATAGCGGTAAAGGAAGCAATGGTGACATTGGTGCAAGCAACCAAGAAAAAGAGAAAAGTCTGGTACATCACTTTTTCAACTCGTAACAATATTTTTTAAAAACTTAATACTTAAACAAAATGGCAGGGATTCCTACCTCAAACATACCATCGCCTAACGTAGTATCGTTACCAGCAGCAAATTATGAACTCATTTCAGATCTCCAATTACTTGCCCCGCACTATTGGAAAGAGTTCGTGAATAAATTCGGGGAGCAAAATTTTACAACATGGCTCGCAACTTTTGGCGGTATGGAAAAAGTAGAAGGACGTGAGTTTTTCCACTTTGAAGATACTGGTAAATTAATGGCGGCTGTAACAAACAAAACAGCAGTAGTTGCACCAGCAGCAGGCGCAACAGTAACCGTAACAATTGCGGTAAATGAGCATTGGGACGGCGGTACTAAATCTCCAATTCGTGTTGGTGAAACTGTTCGTCTTGCATCAAATGGTGTTGAAGGTAAAGTTCTTACTGTAAACAAATCAGTAGACAATGCCCACACAATGACTATTCGCCCATTGAAATCAACCCAAGCGTTTGTTTCAGCAGGCAGTGCAAATTTATTGGCAGGTGAAATTCTTAAATTGGGTAGCAATACCGAAGCAGGTGAAGCATCAACTAACATTGATCCTCAAATGCCAATTGATGAGAAGATCACAAACACTACAACGGAAATCCGTGACGACTGGAATGCAACAGATCGTGCTGAAATGGAAAAAATCTATTACGATTACACTCCTGATGGTGGATTTATGTCTGCCGGAATTAATCGTGGCAAACAAGGTGCTTATACCTATCGTGGTCTTGTATTGGCTAATCGCCGTTTCCTGAATAACGTTGACTTCAAATTGTTATTTGGTGGTGTACAAACAAATACAGGCTTAAACGCAGGTACAGTAGGTACTAAAGGTCTTGTTCCTGAAATCGTATCTCGTGGTAATGCAGTTACTTATTCTTTGGGTAATTTGGGTATTTCTAAACTCCATGCAATCACTGCACAAATGGATGTTAACGGTAACCCTTCTCAAAATCAATGGTTGATGGATATTTTCCAACGCCAAGAATTTGATGACACATTATTCGCACAATATCCGGCAGGTGCTTATGTATGGGGTAGCGGTTCTGCTTCCGAAGCAGCAAGCGTAGCCTATGGCTTTGACAATTTCAAGATTGACAACTATATGTTGCAATTGAAGAAATATGCAGGCTTCAATACAGAAGTTACTCACGGTAAAACACCGGATGTTGATCAGTACAGAAACTTTGGTATCATCATGCCACAAGGAACTGTAAATACAAAATCAAACAATGGTGGAGTAACGCAACAATCTAAACTTAAAAACGTACAGGTAATGTACCAAGATCCAATGGGTGGTGGTGTAATTGCCAACGGAGTAAAAGTTTGGGAATATGGCGGAGCAGCACCAGACAACTTAACTGCAACTATGCAGCACACAGTTAGTATGATCACGTATAAAGCTGTTCGTGCAGCCGGGTTACAACAATTCTTTACCGTTAGCGGTAGTTAAATTAATGGGTAGCCGAACTAAAAATCGGCTACCCTCTTTACTTAGTAATCATTTAAAATTAAAATAAAATGTCAAAAATCACAGAGGACAAAATAAGCCCTGATGCTCCGGCAGCAGCGCAAGCCCCTCAACATTTAAAAGATGTTCCAAGTTTTTCACTTCCAATCACAGCACAAGAAAACAGAATCTTCCTTTTAACGAACGACAAAAGAAGGGGTACTGTAAGTCTTGATGTGGAAGAAGATGTTATTGATCCAAATACTGGAAAGCAAAGACGTATGCGTTTATTAAGAGGCGCACAAAGTATATGGATGGATGAACAACCTCCAACTGTTTTCCCTGCTAACTATGTTGCTAAAAACATTCTTACCCTTGAATTTAATAAAGGAGTTTGTATTATTCCAATTAACGACCCGTTGAAAATACAAGCAGCCGAACTCTCCAACAGAAATATTGCAGTTAAAAAAGCAATGGGAGCATTGGCAAAAACAAAAGATATTTATTTCAGAGAATGGAATCCTATTGAGCAAAACAAAGCCGCTATTGAAGAAGAAAATGATGTTATATCAGCTATGCAATTAGCAATGACAACACCAATAGCAGAAGTTATCCCTCATGCTCAATATTTGAACATTCAGTTTGCAGACGAGCAAGGTGTTCCGCTTGACGAACAAGCATTAAGAGCAGCCTATATCCGTGTTGCAAAAAACAAAGCAAGACAATTTTTGGATAGCATTCATTCACCAACAGTTAAAATAGCCCACCTTGTAAAGAAAGCCATTGATAGTGGTAAGATTGATTTGGGTAAACAATCTGGAGCAGCATATTGGACAGATGGCGGATTTATTTCAGCACTCCCACAAGGACGTGATGCAGTAGCCTACCTGATTGAATTTGCAATGACTCATGGTGAATCAAATACAGCCTTTCAAAATCAATTAAGAACATTGGTAGGTTAAAAAATAAGAATGTCAATAAACGATCTATATACCTTGTGGCTCTACATTATAGGGAAAAACCTGCAACAAGGTTATGGCAGTCCTGATGATTTTAATTTATTAATAAATCAAGGATCTCGTTCGTATGCCGCATGGTTATTAGGTTCGTTTCAACAATATACACCCGGAAGACCAGTGGCAAGAGTTGAGTTGGGGCAAAATTCAGTCGTAAGGCAGAGGCTTGCCCCAATTATTTATGGGTACGTTTTGACTATTGACGGAAATGGAGCAGCACCTTACCCCGGAGATTTTTTACAAGTAGATGCTATGTGGAAAACAACCGGAATGAATAGGATAAGGTACGCCGATCAACATAAACTTGCTTCTATATATGGAAGTACAATAGATCCAATTTCTACCAATCCAATATACGTGCTGGAAGATTCTGGTTTTGTTTTTTACCCAAGCAATACAGCAAATGCAAAATTGCACTATGTAAAAGATCCACCAGAAATGAGATGGAGTTATACTTTGGATAGTAATGGGCTTCCGGTTTATGATGAAGCAACAAGTGTCCAGCCAATTTGGGATCAAGTTGCAATTTTTGAAGTTCTTACGAGGGCTTTAATGTTAGCAGGAATAAATTTACAAACGCAAGTTGTAATGGCATACGCTCAAGAAGTTAAAAATTCAGGACAATAAAAATATAAACAATGGCTACTACAATAGACTTCACAAAACAAGGCAACCAAGTTCAGGTAACAACAACAGTAGATAGTGTTGCTGGAGCAATTCAATGCTTCGTTGGTTATCCGGTACGTTATTCTTTTAATACAGCAGGGACAATTATAAACGTTCAATTTGGAACTGCATATACATATAGTTGTGCTTTGACGGAATTAAGAGTTGCAGGTAGTGGTTCTGCTCCGGTAAGTGTAGCGGCAGCATTAACAGCTTTGAGTGCTGTATTTGGCGTGTTTCCTTAATACTAATTAAATGCAACGTAAAGAACTAATAGAGAGATTAAGAAGGCAAGTATATGGTGATTTTCCACCAGACGAAGCAACGATCACTGACGGGTTAGTGAATCAATGGATAATTGATGGGACGGCTCTTGCTGCCAAACAAAACTATCGTGACAACTTTCAGTTAGAAGGTGTAGCGTTTGTAAATAATTCTTTTTATAGTACGTTCAAAAATATCGCAATAACAAAAGACGAACAGTTTTTATATAAATTCCCGTTACCTGAAATTCCACTAGGAGTAGGTAGCGTTGACGGGATTTCAAGAATAATTTTCAAGGATGCAGACGGCAATAAAAGTTTTCCTGCAATTCTGTTATCAGAAAATCAAGTAGGTATTCAGCGTTCAATGCGTCCTGTGCCAAACAAAACATTGTGTTATCCAGAAGGAGGTGAGTGTTTTATTATTACAACACTACTTATGACACCATACACTGCGTCTGTTTCTATGATAAGTGGTGGTGATGCAGGGAATTTGGGTAGCACTTTAAATATTCCGGGAGATTATATTTCCTTGATTGTTCAATATGTACAGCAGCAATTAATTCTTGAAAGGAATCAACCCGTAAAGTCGCAAAATGACGGCGCAGATTTTGTTAGAACAACATAAAATTTAAAACTATGTATACTTTAAACGAAAATCAAATTGCATCTCTTTTAGTTTTTGAAGGGAAAATCCCAGACTCTATGATCAAATCAAAGGTAGAGAAATGGATAGCCGAAATTACTCCAACACAAAGAGTAACGGGTGAGCAAATGGAACAGTTAGTGGCGTTTTCTACTCACCTTCCTAAAGAACTCCAAAACTTTCCACAGTCATTTGCGTTGGCTGCAAAAAATCTTCCTGAAACTGAAAGGAGAGAAGCGAAAGAAGAAAATGTAGTATCAGCAGACCTTGTTACATTAGTAGATGAAAGTATTGAAAACGTAGCGGATGCCGATGCGCCGGATAATGAAGAAGAAACACTTCACAAATTGGGAACTAAAGAAAAGAAGAAGTCAAAAGATAAATCTAAAAAATAATGTCTAATCAGCATCAGAGTTGGATCACTTTGGATTCAATCATTTATGATTACATAAATGAAGCTGAATTATCAGAGAACAAATATTTTCGTTTGTTTCACTTAGCGTTTCGATGTTTTGAATCGTTAGGGTTGGATTTCTTTTATCAGATAAAATCGGTAAAACTCCCAATCAATGCTAATAAGACAGTAACGCTTCCGGCAGACTTTATTAATTACAATAAGTTGGGAGTGCTTAATGGTTTGGGAGAAGTAGTTCCACTGAAATATAATGAGAAGTTGACAACTCTTGCTGATTTAATGCCTAATAGAGTTACACAAACAGAAGCATCAAACTTTTCTAATTACTATTCTTATAGTTCACCAGTGTTTTTTAACTTCTGGAATGGGTCGTCATACAATAATTTGTATGGTGCAGGTAATGGATATATTTATGGTGGCGGATTTAAAATTGACAATCAAAACGGAGTGATTTTGTTGGACAATAGTTTTGGTTGGGACAATCTTGTTTTAGAATATACTGCAAGTCCACAAGAAGGCCAAGAGTATTGTGTACCAATGGCATTCAGAGAAACTATTATTGCATGGCTTGCATGGAAAAACATTGCCAACACAACAGTAAGAACGCACATGGAATTGGGGAATATTGATCGCAGACGACACGAATATTTTGAAGCAAGAAGAAAAGGAATATCTCAATACCACCCGTTCTATTTGGATCAGGCGTACATTGCAAATTTAGAAACAAGTCGGCTCGTTGTAAAAGTATAATATGCCACTACCAGCCACATTAAATGCAGGTTATATTTCCATATATGGTATTGGAACTAATTCTGTTAACGGGATTACGCCACCAACAGATAACTTTTTGTTTGGACTTGTGGATCAGTCGTGGAGTCTTTCACCAACGATTGCACAGGTAGGACAAACTGTTATGTTTGACAAAAGCATTGTTTTAGGAACTTTTGTGTATGCAGGACAAGGGTACACTATAATACCGGAAGATAAAATAATTTTAGTTGAATCACCACCGCTATGATTGACGTAAAGAAATTTGCAGGAGTATTAAATTCGGACGATGCGCCGGAGAATATCTTACCTGTCCAGCATATTGCTGCACGTAATGGTAGATTTCAAGGCGGTTCAAATGGTTTATCTTTTGAAAATATAAAAGGGAATTACTTAATAGCGAACGCATCTTTACCAGCAGGTACAAATGAATGTATCGGATCTTTTTACGATCAGGTAAGAAGAAGAATATTTTTTTTTAACTATAATAGCAATGGGAATAACGGCATCTACCAATTAAACGTAGAAACAGAGGCGGTTACAGTAGTCTTTATTTCCAATACAAATAGTGCCACAGATATACTTCGATTTAACTTAAACTTTCCTGTTCACTCCGTTCAATTAGTCTATCGTACCGAAAGTGATGGTGATTTACTTTATTGGACGGATGGAAACTCGGTAGACAATAACAGACCAAGATATATAAATATTGACACCGTAGCAGCGCAATCTCCATTTACAGAAAGCATGATCAATGCTGCTAAGAATGCGCCACTTGAGCCACCATTCGCAAGAAATACTGGTGGTTATCTGAATGATGATACGGTAAACGTAAATAGATTAAGCGGTAAGTTGTTTCGATTCGCATATTATTGGGTGTATGCAAATCTTGAAAAGTCTACGTTGTCTCCCATCTCATCAGTAACGCTTCCCGTTGACGGCGCAAATCCTGTTATTGCAAACGATCCAACAAAAAATAATTACATATCCGTACCAGTTATTGCAGGAGGAAGTGATGCTGTTAAGTTAGGTATCGTAGGTCAGCAGTCACTTGGTAACGTTTGGGGTGATATGTTTTTAATTGAGGAGTTGGATATGGATCAAAATGGCATTACTCCAGACTCAACTTATTTTTATAGATTTTATAATGACGGGGCATATCCTTCTTTAGACACTCAATATGTAGATAATTATTACGACAGAGTACCAGACTTAGCAAATACACTTGAATTATTAAATGGGAATGTTATTATCTATGGGGGCATAACAGAAGGTTATGATAAAATACCAAGAGAGGATATTGATGTTGTTATTGGTGCAGGTCTTGCAACAGGAGGCATAGCAAATACATATACCGGAGCAAGCAGCGTAATGATATTTATTACAGCCGTACAAACCGGAGCGACATACCAAATTGATTTTGATTATTCATCAGGAATTGGCGGAGATGCTTCTCCAAAGACTGCAAGCTATGTTGCTTTATTGGGAGATACAGTGCAGGACGTTGCCACCGCACTCGCAGCATCTTTAACAGGGGCAAACATAACAACAGCATTGTTAGGTGCTGGAATATTTAGCATTCAAACAAGTACGGGGAATGGGTCTATAACTAATTTGGTTACTGCTTCAACAGGAGTTAATGTTTCGTTCGGAAACAGTACAGCCGTTTGGGATTGGAGTAGTGGGCAGAGATTTGCGCTGATTTATTTTGATGAAAGAGGGAAGCCTATTGATATAATTTCTTATACAAAATCTTCATTAGACACAACAGACTTTTCGGTAACAACTCCCGATTATGCAGCGTATAGTGGTAATTCTGCTTATCCAATAATTACTGCGTTAATAAATCACTTGCCACCAGCAGATGCAGTTTCTTTTCAATGGCTAAGAGCATCATTAACACCGCCTCCTTTATATCTTACGACTTGTGATTGGCAATCGGATGCTGATTTTTATTATTATGGAATAGAAAACCTAACAACTCAATCAACAAAGGATACAGGGTTTATTCCAAGTTATGAATTTACTCCGGGCGATCACATGAAGATAATAGCCATCAATACGCTTGGCACAGGTGGAGTGAGTTATAACGATTATAGCCCACAACCGGATTTTGAAATATTGGGTGTAGTAGAAAGAACTATGACCGTTCCGGCAACTACCGGAAGATTTATTAAAATAAGAAGACCTGCTACATTCCCAACTCCAAGTCCAAATGGATTTTCGTTAGTTAAAATATATACACCATATTCAAGAGGAAATGACGACAGACAGGTTTTCTTTGAGTGGGGTACTCAATATGGCTTTACTGAAATTGCAGGAGTGAAATATCACAACGGAGAGGTATTTAATCAAACTGCAACTCAACCAGCATCTTTTCAATGGCTTGACGGCGATATGTATGTTGTCACAAGAAAATATTATCCGCTATCCAACTCAACAACCACACTTACTTCATTCTATACGTCACCACGATATAGTGAATATTTTGAAAGTTCTGTAAATTCAAATGGAAGAGGGTGGGTACTTGATGAGAATGCTGCAAGAATTTACAACCCAGTTCAAGTTCGTTGGGGGCAGGCATATCAGCAGGACACGAACATAAATAATCTGAATAGATTTTATGAAAACGATTTTGACACAGTAGATAGATCCAAAGGTGACATAAGAAGGTTCAAGTCGAGAGACAGGATTTTAAGAGTATTTCAGGATCGTGCTGTAGGCCAGTATGGAGTTTATTCAAGGTTTATAAGAAATAATAATGGCGGCAACGAACTTGTAACAACAACGGATATTATTACGGCAAACAATATTCAATACTATCAAGGCAGATATGGGTTAGGCGGTTATCCTACTAATTTATGCAGCAGCCCAATAGCCGACTATTTTGTGGATGTTATTAGTGGAAGAGAAATAAGATTGTCGGGTGATGGCATTACTGACTTGGGCTTGCTATATAAAGGACAATTTTATTTTACACAATTGGTAATACCATACAACAAAGAAATTCTTAGGGCAAATGGTAAGATAGCTAAAGTGATAAAGTATTGGGATAGTTTTGAAAACCAAGTACACACTTTATTGCAGGCTGGTACTGGAAGTGGCGTAACGCTGACTGACATAAACTACTCTTTTAATGAAAGCAGAAATGCTTTTTGTTGCGATGCGTATGACGAGCATCCAGAATGGGCAATATCGGCAGACGATGTTGTTTTTGTTTGGAAGAACGGCAATGTTTATAAGAGAAGTAGTCAATTTGGTTATTGTAATTTCTTTGGAGTCCAATACGATTGCAGCATTACAGTGGTGTTCAACCAAAACACAACAGAAAAGAAATCGTGGCAAAGTATTGCAGAAGGAGCAAACACTATTTGGCATTGTCCTGTAATTTATACCGATGCAAAATCGTTTGGAACGCAGCGACAAGAAAGCACACTTGTTCCGGCAGAATTTAGAGTGCTGGAAAGTATGCCTACTGCTTCATTTAAAAGAGATGCAAATAGCAGGGGCGGGAAAATTAATGGTGATTTTTTGAAAGGAGGCTGGATTGTAGTAAAATTTCAAGTCACAAACGCTTCCGATTATGTAACTTTGAACGACTTAGTTTGCAAATACATTGAATCCAATTTAAACGTAAGATAAAAACGAAAAACTATGGGACTCGATCCATTATCTTTAGCCACATCAGCAACCCAATTTGGGTTGGGTGCGCTACAATCTCTTATTGGAGGCGGAAAAGCCAAAAAAGCCCAAAAACAATTAGAGAATCTTCAGTCTCCTACTTACTCCAAAAATCAAGGTATTACCGATTATTATAATCAGGCATTAAGCAGGTATAACGTTAGCCCGACAGCCAGCGCAATGTACAAGCGACAGATGCAAAATATTGGACGCAATACCGCAACAGGATTAAGTGCTTTTCAGGATCGCAGAAGTGGACAAGCCGGAATATCATCTTTATTAAGAGGCGCAAACGATGCTTCATTAAATGCAGAAGTGGCGGCAGAAAATCAAAAGAACCAAAGATTTAACGAATTGGGGCAAGCAACAGGAATGAATGCAAATGAAGACGACAAAGCATTTCAGTATAATCAACAACAGCCTTACGAAAGAAAATACAACCTCCTTGCAATGAAAGCGGGTGCAGCAAATCAAACCGCAAATGCAGGCATCAGTAATATGTTTGGCGGATTAAACTCTATTTCGCAATTAGGAATGATTAATCAAGACGGAAGATCGTCAGGAAGTGGAAGCGGTAGTTATTCAAGCGGCAGTTCTAGTAGCAATGTAAATAGCGGGTTGAACGATAATTGGCTTTTCCAAAACAGAAAGAGAAAATATTAAAATGGCAGTCCAAAACGATAGTCGTCTTTATTCGGGTGGAAGTGCAGTAGTCAATACACAGCCCGTTGTAAATATGTATGCCCAACTTATGCTTCGTAAAAAAGCAAAAGAAGAAGCATTGGATGAATACGACAAGCAACGAATGAACCATATCAATGATACTGGTTTGCGGGATGTAGATCGTCAAGGATTAGATCAGAGAATTTTAGATATTCAGACTTACTATAATCAGAATAAAGATAAAATACGGAAGGGAAATACGCCAGAGAGTTATGAGTACGAAAAACTTTTCCGTAACACAACAGGATTTATAAATCAAAGCAAAGAAAGAACAGCGAAGCAAGATGCTGCAATGAAATTTTATCAGGAAAAATTAAAACAAGACGGAAGAATCCCTGATGATTTTATGCGGGATCTCGAAAGTAATGATAAGGGTATTGATGACTTTGATATTGATCCAAATGCTCCTGAACAAAATTCTCCTGCAAAGAGTAGAACTTTTGATTTGAAAAAATGGTTAGACATTCCTAAGCCTTTTAATCAACAGACTTTTATAAAAGGGATGGCTGACATCAAGAGAACTCCTACTCAAACTAGGTATGAGGCAGTTCAAGGCGATCCGTTAAAGCAAAATGAAATTACAGAAGAGGTGTTTGATAAAGATGCAAAAGGAGTTATTGCTTTTCGTGCAGCAGATAAATTCCAAAACAGTTATTCATTTGCGGAGACAGTTAAAGAAGAAATTAAAGATCCTAATAATCGGAAAGAATTAGCTGATTTATTTGTACAAGAATATGGCACTGCGCCTATAAGCGGAGAAGATTATGCAACAGCTTATTCGCTAAAACTTCTACAACCTAAGATTACAAAAACAAAAGCAGTTGACAATAAATCGGCTGTTATGGATAGAACAGAGGCGTTTAGGAAGAAAATGTTTGACCTTGCAGAGTCAGGAAGAAATAGTAGAGCATCAATGAATAGACAACAGACAGGGTTGGCTAATTACGACATTTTTGGAAACTACGAACCAGATATGAAGCCAATGACAGTTAAAGTTCCAAATCCAAATGGATGGGGGACGGTGGAAGAAGAGGTAGTGACTATACCGTTCAACTCTATTGATCCAAAAGATAAAAAGTTGATAGGTGATGTACGTCCTTATACCAACGCTGCCGGAGAAAAATATTTTGTTGTAAGGACAAATGGTAATTGGGAAGGAAATGGAGGGCAAGTTATTTCAAGAGTTAATGTGGCAAAATCTAATATGGATCAAACTACTGCTAATGAAGTTGGAAGAGGAAGATTGGATAAAAATATAGTTCCGCAAAATCCAGATGTTAGGACTCCAAAAGATATTAAGACTACAAAGATGACATATCGGGTAGGTGGAAAAGAATTTTCAAAAGAACAAATTGAGAAAGGGGCGAAGAAGAATAAAATGACAGTTGATCAATATTTAAAAGCAATAGGCGCAAACTAATATGGGTAAGTCAATTGAATTAGATGAAGAAGGATTGCCAATACCACAAAAGGTAAAGGTCGCAAAGTCATCAATTGATTTTGATGATGAAGGGTTACCTATTCCAAAAAAAAAAGAAATTTCTTCATCAGATTTATTACGTGGTGTCGGGATGGCTGCGGAAGGTTCTACTTCCGTATCGAAATTGGGGTCAGGAAACGTAACTCCGGTTAAACAAACTCCAAAACAACAATTATCCGACAGAACTATATGGGAAAGATTTTCCGATCAAAATAATCAAAACGATCCGGTTAAGAATTATCTCGATCCGCTAAGAAGTCGTAAAAAAGAAATTACTGAAACTTCCAATCGTTCCGAATCAACAGGGCAAGATAAGGTTAAGAAATTAGCACTTTCAAATGAAGTTAATAATATAAATCAGGCAGAGTTTTTAGTAAAAAAAGATTTATTCCCAACAAGGCATGAAGCAAAAGTTTGGTTGGCTAGAAATCCTGATGCAGATAAAAATGAAACGTCTGCTATTGCTAAAAAAATAGTTGACGATGATAACCTTGCAACAGCCGCTATTGCAAAAAATGGCGGTAATTTAAAGAAAGCCGCTATTGATTATTACGCTTCAAAAGACAATCAAATCGGAGAACACTTGCGTATCATGCAGCGTGACGGAGTAGAAATACCAAGAGAGTTAGAAGGCGAATTGGTACATGGGTTCTTAAACAATCGTACTGTAACGGAAGGTTCAAAAGAAAACCGTGACGTTAACAAAGCAGTACTTGAACAATCTGCAAACTTTTATAAAGAGTATCCTGAATTACATAATAAAATGCTCCTAACTAAAATTGCAAAAGGTCGGGAAGATTTAGGTTATAATAATTGGTTTGCAAACATACCGGGAGTAAAATCTTCCGATGAAATTGTAAATACATTAGCAGCAACAGGGCAATTAACTCAACAGGATATTGATTACTATAATAAAGTTACAAGAAAAATGATCGGTGCTGGAGTTGCAGATATTCCAACTCCCGGCTTGCTGGAAAAAACATTGCAAGGAACGGCAAACACTATTGGTAACATACCAAAGGCGGTATATGAGTTGTCGTTATTGAGAGATGCGTTACATTCTGATGGAGAAATTCTTGCCGCTAATCTTCAGGAAGATTTAGATAAAACACCAGAACCAGCATATAAAGGGCTTGCACATAAATTATCGAGTGCTACGGGCGACTTATTAGGAGTTGTTGCTCCAATTGGACTACAAACAAAAGCATTAACCGGACTGAATATTTTAAAGAATGGTGCGGCAGCATCAGAATTTGCAACAGGACTTTCATTCTATCACGATATTCAAAAAGAAGAATCAAAAAGAAATCCTGACGATCCATTTGTTGCTCACTTATCAGCATTGCTTCAAAGTGCAGTGTGGATGAAAGGAACAAAACTGTTTGGTAATTTATCCAAAGACTTAATAAAATCTTCTTCTCCTGAAATCAATCAGGTTTTAAAATCATTAAAGTCTGGTGAAATAGATAATGCAATAGCCGCACAGGATATTACTAAAATTGTAGCAGACAAAGCAGCAGGTGTAATTGGAAGTTCTGCAAAAGAAAGTGGAAAGATTGCAGGCATAACCGTACTCAATAAAACAATATCCGATATACTAAACGGAGAAAATCATTTAAGTGAAAATATAAGTCAGGGTGTAAATACTTTTGAACACATGATGATGGGATTACCATTGTTAGAAGTGGCAAAAACAGCAGGTGCAAAAAATATGACTGCCGATTACTTAGATGAAATGGCTAAGAATCCAGAAGCGTACCGTGAAAAAATTACAAGTCCCGCAGAAAAGAAAAACTTTGAATACTTATTAGAGGTAAATAAAACTTTGGAAGGCAGAGAGGATTTGAAGCCCGAACAAAAAAAGAAAGTGCAGTTAATTGAATTGCAGAAAAAAATATTGGATGAAAAAATAAAATCATCACCTTCCGATAATCTAGTAAGAAAAGAAACGAGAGATCGTGCTATCCTTGAAATAGAAGGGCAGAAAGAATTGGAGGGGATGGGCAATACTGATTTAGTAAAAGAATTTTTCGACAATGAATTATTAGGTAAAAGCAGTCTGGAAAATTTATCAGTAAGAGATGCAGAAGGCAGACCGACTAATAAATTCGATCCAAGTAAAGTAGGTGAGTATTTAAAAGAAGCAGCCCAACGATTAAATAATTTAGACAGCGAATGGAAGCCAAACAAAGTAGGCGATTCAAGTGAAGCAGCGAAAGAGGCTTATCCCGATGCTATTGCAGAGATCGCAAATGAAAGATGGAAGAAAGAAATAGAAGCAGCCAAACCTGCCGTAATTGATCAGGAAAGAGAATTGGATACGGGGGTAAAAGTTACTATGCCGGAAGAAAATAAAAGTCCCGACATAGTTCCTTTGGTGAAAGAGTCCGATAAGTTTGAAACCGTAAGAACAACAGAGGCTTCAAATGAAGAACCTCCTCTTCCAAAGGGAGAAACTATTGTTACATTGAGCGGCATGACTGATGGGGAAAGGCAGCGAAAGATTTCTGAAAGACAAGGCAGATCTGGAATAAGCGAAGATCAAAAGCTAGAAAATGATTTTGCAGATTTAGCATGGAAAGCAAATCAATTAACTTATAACTCAAAAGCCGATGCTCAATCCAAAATAAGACAAAGAGTTCGTGAGGAAAATGCGAAGGCTGGTTATGAGAAATATAAATATAGCGGAGTCCATATTCTTAAAAGAAGAGTTCTTCGTAAGGGTAGTTTGAAAGGTCGTAGTATATGGAAGAAAGTTTCGTCAGTTAATAATGATATTGGGAATCAATCTATAAAAAAGGATGGGATTGTATTACGTGACAGAGGCGTTGACTTGCAAAATAATTTCGATAACTTAGTAGATATAGCACCACTTCTTGAAGTAAAGGATGCCAATGGTAGAAATATGAGCAAGGATCAAATTGATTTGGCTTTGCAGGATGTGTATGATGGAATACCAAGTGTGCAGGCGGAAAGTTTATTGAATACTTTGGAGACAGCATTAAAGAATGACGACTTCCCAGTTAAAGACAATTTTGTAAATCAGCAAGTTCGTATTAATGATTTGATGGGAGTTAAGTCAGAAATAATTGGTGAGCCATTAACCGAAGATGCTATTAAAGATTGGCTTAACGATGAATCAAAATTAACAAGAGAGCAAGAAGATATTTTAAATTCTGAATTTCAAAACATACTAAATGAATATCCCGAAATCGAAATTGAAGTCCCAGTTTCAGAAACTAAATCCAGAGCAACAACAACAAGTAGTAAAACAGTTGAACCTGAAATTGCTGCAATCGAAACTCCAAAAGAAAAAGTAAGTATTCCTGAACAAAGCAAGGTTACTTATTATGCAGGTGAATTTAGCGGTAAGAAAGGGCAACCAGTAATGTACCTTACTGAAAGCAAAGACTATGCAAAGAAGTATGGTGATAAAGTTGTAGAATATGAATTTACTCCGAAGAAAACTTTGGATAAGTCAGACTTAGGGGAAAAAGATTTATCGTTTGAAGATTTAAAAAGTGAATTAAAGAAAGACGATATTAATGTTGACGAAAGTATTTTCCAGACAACCTACGACACCAATGAAATGCCTTTCTGGATGTGGGCAAGAAAGTATCCTGAAATAATGAATGCCATCCGAGAAAAAGGTTATGACAGTATTAAGCATGGTGAAACACACAAAGGGCAGGCTGGAGAGCAAATTGAAAATACAACCGTTGCATTAAACCCTTCTGATGTTAAGACAAAATCCGAAACACAAAAAACAGCAGCAGATGAAACCGTTATCCCCGAAGTTAAAGAAGCAAATCAACAAAGCGAACAGCAAGCAGCGACAGAAAGCCCAACAGTTGAAAAACCTGATACAAATAGCGGCGGAGCAGAACCGCCAAAAGGTGCGCCAAACGAAAAAGTCGTAACTGGTAGTTCTGATATTGGAGGCATTACTCATGCAGCAAATGAAGTAAGAAGGAAGGATCGTTTATTGCCCGAATACGAGAAAACACCACAGACTTTTGAACAGTGGAATAATGAAGCGGAGAAAAAAATATTAGAGGGTTACGATGTAAAAGATTTGATTACACGTATTGAGAAAGGACACGATCCAACACCAGTAGAAAATGCTATCCGTAAAATATATGTAGCAACACTTGATGCTGAAATTGCAAAAAATCCAACAGATGCTTTACTGAAAGAGCAAAAAAGATTTGTTGAAGCAGGTGACTTAGCTAACTCAAGAGCAGGTAGAAATTTAGTTAGTCTAAAAGGACAAGGCAGCCCACTTGAAACAATATCTGATTTTTATGTTGCTAAAATGGAAGCGGCCGGAGTTGACAGATTAACAGAACAACAAAAGAAAGAAACTGCAAAAGCATTCTACGATGTACAACGTGCAGACGAAAACGCAACCGCAGCAATGGAGGCGTATCGGGAAGAAATTGCAAAGTTGAAAGCAGAGAATGAATTGTTAAAGGCGAAGAAAGAAACTAAGAAGCCTGCAAAAAAAGAACACACCGATTTCGTAACTGAAAGAAAAAAGATTGCACAAAGCATTGCAGAAAAATGGAAGAAAGCAGGTAATGACGGAACTCTTTCAAGTGATATTCCTTTTAGAAAACAATTAGCAGCAATAGCACCAGACGTAGCTAAGTTGATGAAAAGCTATATCGAAGAAGGCATTGTTAAGTTGGAAGAAATCGTTAAAAAAGTACATGATGAATTAAAAGATGTTATTCCAAACTTACAAGAAAAAGATATTCACGATATTATTGCAGGCGAGTATAATGAAAAGAAGGCAACAAGAAATGAATTGGCTGCAACGATGCGTGATTTGAGAGATGAAGCATACTATATAAATAAACTTGAACGATTACTCAACGGTACAGAGCCAAAAAATGAAAAGCAAAAAGTAAAACGCAACCAGCAGATAACAGAGTTGCAGAAAAAAATAAAAGATTTTCAGAAGGCAGAGCGTGACGCATTGAAAGAACCAAAAGAAGAAGTAGATGCTGACGTTGCAAAGTTGGCTGCAATCAAAAAGCGCAATGAAAAACAAACCGAAGAAATAAAAGAACGTATTGCCAAAGGTGAATTTGAGAAAGAAAAGAAAAAGCCTTTTCTTGAAGATCCTGAAATGCAAAAGAAGTTCCCAAAAGAATATAATGCTGCATTGGACGCTATCAAAAAAAGAGAAGATGCAAGACACGAATTTGACATTACATTGCTTCGTGATCAAATGTCAAGAAGAACAACCGCAGAAAAAGCAACAGACCTTTTAAGTAAATCGGCAGGAACAGTAAAAGCGATCACAACAGGTATTGATGACTCCGCAGTGGCTATTCAAACCTATATGTCTTTGCTTACCCGTCCAAGAACAGGGGCGAAAGCATTTTATCAGCATATTCGTCAAGGACTATCTCAAAAGAAATTTGACAGGTGGTTAACTGCATTACATAGTTCTGCCGACTTCAAAGAAATGAAAGATATGGGATTGGATGTTACAGAACCTTCTTCGCTGATAGAAAGAGAGAAGGAGGAAATTTTCAACAACAGGTTTAACGGTACGGTAAAAATAAAAGGCAACGAGTATAAATTAATTGATGCTCCATTGCGTCCGTTTGAAAGAGCCTTTACTACACTCGGAAATGTAACGAGGGTTGTAGGTTACAGAACCATTTCGGCAAAATATAAAAGAGAAGGGTTTACTCCTGAAAAGAATCCAAAATTGTTTGAAAGTTTGGCAACAAGATTAAATACTGAAACTGGTAGAGGAAATGTAAATGAATATGTGGATAAAGCCAACAAGGTAATTACAATGGGTATATGGTCGCCTAAATTAATGGCAACTAAATTCAATATTCTAGGCGTAAGCGATCTTGCCTCAATATTTCTTTCAAAAGCAGGAACAAAAGGCTACTACCGACAACTTCATCCAAAAGAAAGATTGCAGGCTATTGCGGACGTTGCCCAATTCGCTACAACAGTAATGGCTACCAGTTATGGACTTGCATTAGCGTTTGGCGGTGATGTTGACAACGACCCATTGAGTTCAACCTTTCTCGACGTTAAAATGCCTAACGGTAAAAGTTATAATTTCTCCGGTGGATTTTCTGGCTATATAAGAGCCATGTCACAATTTATTATGGGCAAGAAAAGTCAAAACGGAAACAATGTAAATGTAGGGAGACTTGAAACAGGCGGAAGATTTTTCAGAGGCAAAGTTCCACCATTAACAGGTTCAATTCTGAATTTAGCAGCAGGAAAGGATTTTATGGGACAACCAACATCGGTACAAGGTGAGGCTGTCAAGTTATTGCCAATATCTCTGCAAGGCATTTATCAGCAAATCAAAAATGACGGCGCAGAATCTTTCTTTACGCAAGGCATCCCAACGTTCTTTGGCTTAAACGTCAAAAATGAGAAAGACTACCCAACTCAAACAATGAAAGTAAAAGATCCCGAAACCTTCAAAGAGTACAATATCACCGAAGATCAGCAGAAAAAATTCAATACTGAAAGAGATAAGAGATACGAAGAAAACCTGAAAGCATTCACCACAGGAAACGAAACCATTTACATAGATGTAAACGGCAAACTTCATATAGCAGAACCAACAACCGAAGAATCTAAAACATGGGAAGAAATAACCCCTGACAAACTATCCAAAGATCAAAGAAAACAACTGGAGTCAAAGGTAAAAGCAAGATCAACCAGAGAAATTAAAAAGGATATGTTTGGAGATGGAACGGAAGAAATTGACCAAGATTAAAATAAAAACAGAGTCCATTGGATAAATTCTAAAGAAAACAGTTATTTTTGATAAACTATCTAATATCTTGAAATTATGGCCGCTTCATTTTCAGTCAGCCAAAGCGCAACAACGCCCGAAAATGTAACAATTACGGATACTTCGACTGCTTTGAGCGGCACTATCACGCAGCGCAGGGTATTTGTTTCTGACGCAAATGGCGATTTTCTCACTGGTAACGCTTCGCAAGATTGGACACTTTGGCCGCTTGCTGATTCTGACATCGTTTTGGATATTCTTACGGAGTCAATAGGTGGTTTAGTGAAAGTTCAATGGCTGAATGCCTCAAATGTAGTAGTTGATGAAGTTGAGGATGTCTATGCTCTCTCGCAAATAGATAAACAATTTTTTTATTCATTATTACAACTGCAAGGTCTGACCCCGGGAGTTTATCAGGACACAAATTATAGCGGCAACCTCGCATTATACTGGTCTAATATAATTGGTGGTGACAATGCAGTGATCTATGGATCGGATATTTCAGCCGCCCAAAATTGCTATAATCGTTGCACTCAAATGAGGCTTAACCAATCCTTATACTTTTAAATAATGGCAATACCAACAGTAGCACAATCTATCATACGGGGTAAAATAAGTGGCTATTTGGCGGGTAATGACAATGCCAAAGGAAATTTGTTTGGTGGTAGACTTGCTGCTCCCGGTTCTATTTTGACGATCACAATGGTTTATTATGGCTTGATGTGGGGAAGTGAGGGCGGCGCACAAACAGATGCTTCATTGAGAAATGTCAGCAATTATTTAATCTGGTTATGTGGGCAATATGGCATGGAAGCGCAAGCGATTTCTCAAGGTGCTGGAGGTGGAACTGTAATACCGGGAACTCCTTCAAACGTACCAAACCCTTACGATTGGGAAGTTACAGCATTAAGCGAACCCCTTGCAGACGGAGAAAGTTCTGTTACCCTTGACGGTACAAATGGCACAATTGATTACAGAGGATATAATGTTGACGTATTAAGAAATGGAGTTGGGCAAAATACAACAAACAATGGCGGTACATATTTCACATTCAGCAGAGTTACAGGATTGTTTACGGTATTCCCTGCCGCAAGTAGCGGCGAACTTTTCAGAATAACACCAATAGGATAAAATGAAAAAACTATTACTAGCAATATCACTTATTATTCTTTGTAAAATATCTTTTGCTCAAACAAATGGTTCTCCGTTATACCCTATTAATCAGAACGTAGGTAACGCACCAACAACAATGGTGAATGTAAATGGATTGAAGATTAATGGTGCAACTACATTCGGCTTTTTTGCGGATACGATTTTGGCAAACCAGAATCAATTCGCCAAGAACTATGCGTTTGGTTATATTCAAACATTAGGCGGTACATGGCAGAGAAATTATAATGCTACACGCTGGATATTCATGCCAACAAATGATATTATAAATGGTATCACTGGTTGTTATAAGTTGATCAGAGGTGGTATAGTTACATGGTCTGGAAGTGGTTTGATAATGGATGTTTCACCAGCAGACTACGCTATCAATTGTACTTACTATCATTCACCACAAAGTCAGGTGACACTTGCAACAGCAGATCCAAGTTTGCCACGCATTGATTTAATTTATGCAGATACGAATAACGTAGTGGGTGTTTTGACAGGTACTCCGAATGCAACTCCAATTATCCCACAAGTAAATTCATCTTCTCAAATACAATTAACAGCGATACTTGTTCCGGCAGCAGCAACTACTCCAAGTGGTGTTTCTCAAACAGTAGTATATGATGAAAATACAGAGTGGACAAGTTCTAGTACAATGCTTTCTGGTTCTGTAAATTTCAACTCAACATCTTCTCCTTTTCACTTAGTTAAAAATGCAGTAGTATCGGCTAACTCAAGAGGGAATCTTCTTTGGACAAATTCATCCGCACTTAGTACTACCAATTACACTTCTATAAAATTATACATTAAAATAGAAGCACCATTTTTGGTATCGCCAAGTCCATTAGGTTATGGTGTTGGGTTGTTTAAAAACGGGTCATCAGTAACAGCATCACAGGTGATAGATAACTATGGGTTTAATCAGCATATATTTGATACCTACCAAGTAATAACAATTCCGTTAAGCGATTTTGTTTTTAATCAAAACACAACACAAGGCTCGTTTGATGCAATAGGAATAAAATTAGCGGGACTAAATGTATCAGCCATTCATATTGACTACGTTCAGTTGCAAGCAGGCATAGCAACAGGTTCTTCAAATTACATTACAGATGTTTACAGAAGAAAAGGAACAGACAGCGTATTCTATGTAAAGAATGGTGTTTCTCAATTTGCATTCATTGATAGTACAAATGGTGGTGGCGGAGGTGGTGGAACGGTTACAAGTGTTTCAGGGTTATCTCCAATATTTACTGTGAGTAATCCTACCGGAGCGGCAACTTTTAGTTTAAGCAATGTAAATCCTTATAATGTTTTTCGCAGAGGAAGCGGTACTGGAGTTCCTTCTTATGGAACTTTGGATACAAACTATATTCCTAATTTTTCAACCTATGTTCGTCCATTATTATCAGCAGGAACGGGTATAACATATAATTCAGCAACAGGAGTAATAACCAATAGCAGCCCTTCAACCGGAGGTACAGTAACAAGTGTTGCGTCAGGTAATGGTATGAATTTCTCTACTATAACAGGAACAGGAACGGTTACATTGGGTACGCCTTCAAGCGTTACATTAGCATCTACAAATTCACTTACTTCTAATTCGCATACACACGCATTCGTTCCGGGTGGTACAACCTTGCAATATATTCGTGGTGACGGTACACTTGCAACACTTCCAACTTATACATTTAACAATGGGTTAACTAACGCTGGAGGCCTGGTGCAGTTAGGTGGTACGCTTTTGCAGAACACAACGATTGACGGAAGCGGGTTTAATTTCACATTAAATAATTCACCCGCTATAACTTTCACTGCAACCAATGGGAGCGGAACAGGAGGCGTAGTGTTCAGACCTGATTCTATTTCATTCACTCCGCCATTAGGAAAGATGAATATAGATAGTTTAAGATCGTGGAGTTTAGTGTCGGATACTACCTATAAAAAAGTAATGACTTGGGACACAAGAAACGGTCGTTTGGAGTATTCAAATTGGTTTGGTAGTGGTGGGGGTTCTGCACCAGATTTCTTTTTGAGAAATACAGGAACAACAGGCGACAGTTTATTAATACCAATAGCAAGCAATACAGCAGGTATTAAGAAATTAATAGCAGGAACAAATGTTACATTCACCATAGCAGATAGTTCTATTACTATTAATTCAAGCGGTGGTGGTGGTACTCCGGCTGGAAATTTCGGTAACCTGCAAATAAATCGTAACTCCTTATTCGCAACTCCGGCAAGCGATTCATTAACTTTTAGCGGCGGTTTGTCAGTTAAAGGAACGGGAACATTTACAGGACTTGTTACCGTGCCAACAAGCGGGTTAAGAATAAACGCTACTACTGTTACAAGTACTGGGACACAATTAAATTATTTAAACGCAGCAACGGGAACAACGGGTACTACTTCAACCAATTTAGTATTCAGCACTTCGCCATTATTTACTACGCCAAGACTTGCTTCTACTTCTACAACAGGATATGTTTGGACTGCAACGGATGGTAGTGGTAACGGTTCATTTCAAGCCCCAACAGGGGGAGTTGCAGTTAGCGTTATAGATTCAATGCAATGGATTGATGTAAATAAAATGGGGGCGTTACCTGACGATGGGATAGACGATACTCCAATTATTCAGGCGGCACTCGATTCAGCCCATAATGGGACAAGGAAAACTGTATATTTTCGTCGTCCGGGTATTTATAATATTGACGGGGCATTACAAACATCAGTAAATAGCGTAAATCCAAACTGCCAATTATATATTCCTTTAACAGACAATTCATCTACTGAATACCCACGCATAAAAATACTTGGGTCTACGCCTCCGCACCTATTAGTTTCAGGATTTGGCGGCACATCACAAGTAAATTCAGGAGTAGTTTTAAAAAGCGGGATTATTGGTAGCGGGACAAAACCTTCTGTTATCGGTTCTCCGTGGTTCGCAGATACTTTTGGCCCATTAAATAATACTTCATTCGATATTGAAAATATAACTATTCAAACACGCACTAAGACAGGATCTACTCACATTGCACCAACAATGACGCACCTTAACTTGTCTTACCCCGGTCAAGTTACAGTTAATAATGTTAAGTTGATAACTCAATCAGACGCTTCCACATCAGTAACAGCAGTAGGCACAGGTACGGTTGGTATTATCCTACCAATAATAAATAACAGAGGCATTAATCAGATAGGATTAATTAATATCAGCGATTGCGATACTGCTATTGCTATTTCAGAGCATTTTTATGGGGAGAATTTATTTGTAGGAAACTGTAATGTTGGAGTGGCTGTAAGAAGTGGCTATCATGGGAATCATATTAATAGTTTAAGCGTTGAAAGTTCTGCCATTTCCATAGCAATTACCACTTCACAATCAGTAAGTGTAAGTATGTATCAGACCGAACATAATGCAGGAGGGGCATGGTATGACTTTGTGCGTGACGTAAATTTCGGAGTTGGTAGTTCAGGTATGGTTTATTCGGAACACGCACAAGTTGTAATTGGCGGGTCAGGTGCAACACGCTTAATTTCTAATTATGTCTCAAACGATCCTTCAAGATGGTCAATAGGATTACAGTGGGATATAATGTTTAACAGGGCAAACGCTATTGATGCAACAAACCCGGGGATGTCTTTTTTAGAGAACTATCATTTAGGATTTACCACAGCAAACAGCAATAATACTTTATTAGCCACAGGTAACTATGCAGGAGCATTATTCAGACTTCAAAATAATAACGCATCTGGTTATAGCAATATACAATGGGCTGACAATGCAGGAACAGTACAGGGGTATTTAGGTATACTGAACTCATCTGCGGGGGATTTTAATTTTGACAATGGGAATGGTGCAGGAACTTTTAATTTCCTTACAAATAATTTAAACAGGTTTAAAATAAATTTCAATGGGTCTTTAACCGCCCCATACATTCCGGTTGGAGGTGTTGCGGCTGATTCAGTCTTAGTAATAGATGCCTCTGGAAATTTAAAGAAAAGAAATGCAGCCGCATTTTCGGGCGGTGGTGGTGGTGGAACTCCGGCAGGTAATTATGGGAACATTCAGTTAAATAGAAATGGGCTATTTGACACTCCTGCAACTGACACGTTAAGTTATTCAACAGGCGGTGGGTTAAGTATCAAAAACGGCATAAGTATTGAAAATCCTAATAACAACTATGGCATTTCATTGGCTACTCCCGGCACAGCAAGAGGAAGGTTTTTCTCTTTAAATGTTGTTAGCGATTGGGTGGGAACTTCAATAAACTCGTCATTTAACGGTAGCGGATGGGTGCTTGATAACACTTCTGAAAACGGGGGATTTTTTAAACTTGATTCAAGAACAACACAACACGCAGTCGCAATTTATGGTATTCCGACAGGAAGTGGTACGCACACAGATGAATTTCAAATAGCTAAGTTTGACATTAGCAACGGAGATTTTACGGTCGGCCCATCCGATCAGTTTAAAGTAAACGCCTCTGGGAATATTACCAAATTAAACAACGTAACAACCTCTTTCCCTTCTTCTAATAGTGCAGGAGTGTTGACTAATAATGGTTCTGGTACATTGACTTGGGCGGCAGCATCTACTCCAACACTTCAACAAGTAATAACATCAGGATCTACATTAAGCAGCAGCAATACTATTAATGCTGGTGCGACAAGTTTGACATTTACTAATAATTCATTAGCAGGGGTTGGAACTTTGTTCAGTTCAACGAGTACAGCCGCAGCATCTAATGCGCACATTATACTTGGGGTAGATATGACTGGAGCAAATTCAAACAGCAATCAATTGACAAGAGGTTTTGTAGTTCAGAATCAAAAAACAGGGACAGGTAGTATAAACTTAGCAGGGGATTTTTATTCAACAGGTGGCGCAACAAACTATGCTATAAGATTAAGAGATGGGACAGAAGGTAATGGTAAAGTTCTAACGAGTGATGCAAGTGGATATGCAAGTTGGCAAACCCCGTCAGGA